TGCTTGATTGGCTTCCGTTTCTAACTTTAGCCTTTTGTATTCTCCTATGAATACAAGAACGGAAACGATAATTAAGGTTGCTATAAGTAATTTTTCTTTCATATATATAAACTAGCAAAAGCATTAACTAAAGTCAAATTTTTTTTCAATTATCTTGCAACTATTTTATTGCACAATCCTACTGAATCGCCTTGCGTTAGCTATGCCGTTGACGCGTTCGCGTGTGGTCGGTGTGTTCCAACCTGCGAGTGACCAACGCACGAGCCCGTCGGGATCGCGTTTGACAATCGCGTTGCCATGTAGCCAAACGGTCTTGCCGTCTGTGGTGGTGTTGCCAACTGTCTTGGCTTCGCCGCGTTCAAATGCTTGTTTGATTTGTTCTGTAACTTTTCTCATATAATTATAAACTAAACTAGATAAAACTAAATTGCAAGCAAAAAGATAATTTTTTTTAAAAAAAATCGCGGGCCGATTTCGTGCCAACTTTAGAAATCGTAACCTTTCTATTATTAGAGCATTAACGCTTCGAAGAAATCGGGCTCGAGTCCGAATTCGGAAGTGAACATATGTTCCCATTCGAAGATGTCGCCACCAAGTCCAACATCGAGCCACATCTCAGATTGAAATGCGATCACTTGATCGGTTGCTTCCTCTTCGGAAAGTTGGTCTCTTTTCATTAGTATTTCTATTATCTTATTCATATAACATAAATGTAAACAAATTTTCGTAAAATTGCAAGCACTAAACGCATTTTTAGTGATTTTTTTTTGGCACAAAAATCGCGGGGCGATTAGAGAATCGTGCAAGAAAAAAGTTGTATATTAGGCTTGACTTTTTTTATTTATTCAGCTACTATGACCTTATGTTAGAACAAAAAATCCATCAACTTGCCTCAACTCTACGAGCCATAAACTCTCAGCGTATAATTGCCATTAAGGAAGGAAAGATGTCCTCAGTAAGGCAATTAGAATCTGTTCGTGCAGATATAGAAAACAAGCTTGTGGAGCTGTCGGAAAAACAACAAAGAAAAGCAGTTATTGCTTGACTTTTGCTAATTACTAGATTAGTTTATTATTATGAAAAAACATATTGCTAACTTCATTGAGATATTCATGCCATTCCTATGCGTAGGAATTTTCGGATCTTGCTTGCTTTTTGCTTGTGCATTTATCGCAGAACTGATAGTATCATAACATGATTAAGATTACCATACATCCTAACTTTAAGAATTGGTTCAATGTCAGCGTATTTGGTCGCATCATTGACCAAGTTACTTGTGACGCTCAAGCGTTAGAGATCGCTAAGAAGATCGCACGCAAAGAGAAGCAAAGCCATATTGTAAACCTCGGAGAACTTGTTCACATTGAAGACGCTTGAAGAAATGCAAGCAGATAATCCTTTTGTGCTTACTTCGGTAGACTCAAGAGTGATAATTCTTCGTAAAGATTCTCCATATTATCAACCTAAAAAGAATGATAGAATTCTCTCTATTGATTGCGTGCTTGCTAATTCTGACAGGCTTACAGAGATAGAGCAAGGAATTTTTGAACTAAACGCATGACTTGGGATATATTACTTTTCTTGCCATGGGTTGCAGTCTTCTGGATCATGTTCGCTGATCTTAAGGATTGCAATTCTAATTGGTAAACGATTACAAATCAACATCTTACGCGATTGGCACAAAAATCGCGGGGCGATTGCAGGATTGTGCAAAAACTTAGTTGAATTTTAGACTTGACTTTTTAAGCTAACTGAACTATATTTTACATATGATTAAGATTGAAAGAAACAAAAATTTTTCTGAATGGCTAAACATTACGCTTTTCGGAAAACTAATTGACAACGCAAAAACTCACACGATGGCTCTCAGAATTGCTAGCCAAATCCAAGCCGAGCAAAAAAAAGTCGGCAACAAACTTCCAATTGTTTCAAGATAATGAGAAAAGTAACGCAAAGAATTAAGCAAGCTTTCGAGCAAGGAAAATCCTTAAAAGTCGGCAACACTGAGACAGACGGCAAAACCGTTTGGCTTCATGGCAATGCCATTGTTAAGCGTGATCCTGACGGGTTGGTGCGTTGGTCTCTTGCGGGTTGGAATACGCCGACTACACGAGAACGCGTCAACGGCATAACAAACGCGGGCGTTTTCCAATTCAAATTCGAGCCTGTTCTAAATGGTCAAGTAATTGACTCATCCGACTGGTTCGCCGCTCCTGGCTCGCAACCTAACCTCGAAGTCTTCTAAAGACCCCCCCGTTTTTTTCAAAAAAAACGCTTGACTTTTTGAAATTTTTTTGGGGGGGGTGGTTTTTCTCAATATAAAAACGACACTTAATTATTTATAAATGCTTGAACTAAAAAAATCGGAACACTATGTAATTTTAATAGTATTGTTAATACTCTTATTTTTAACTAGATTAATTGTCAATATTCCATTTTCAACCTTGGCTGTGCAAGATTGCGGGTCAATATTTATATTCGCGGCAAAATCTTTTCGGATTACTGTGGTCATTTGGTCATTTATCTTTTTTGAACCACGAACCTTGATTGAATTATTTTCGCATGTAATTTCAATATCTTTTTTGGTCATTCCTGGAACTTGCAAGGTAATAACATGGCCATCTTTAGATTCTTGAATACAACCTTCTTTAAAAGTAGGAAATCTAGAATTTAATTCAAGATCAGCGTTAACATTAAAAAAATCAGATAGCAAAGAGCTTCCGATACCATTATTAATAAGTGAATATTTCATAAATATATATTTGCAAGCTTCATGCCAACTTTTTATACTGTAAAAACGCTATTTAGATATTATTTTAGAGACATATTGTCACAATCGCGGCACATACTGTGGTTTTTTTTCTCAAATTACTTTTTATGCTTGATTTTTATTGCTTTTTTTATTAATATTACGGAAATGGATGACATACCAATAGAATTAGAAAATGAAGCCAGGCTTAAGTTTGGGGAAAGTCATGATTTCTTCAGAAGAGCTGGTAAAGAATTAAGAAATATATATGAAAATAGGCCAATTGGTAGAGATGTTATTATAGTTGGCAATTCAAATACTTTATTAAATGAAAAAAAAGGTAGAATAATAGACTCATTCCCTAATGTTTGCAGACTTAACGATTGGCTTGTTCGAGGCGTTAAGCATGTTCCCAAAATTCATGAATACACTGGCTCCAAAATTACGCATTGGGTTTCAGGCATAGGTTCTCAAATTCCCCCCTGGAGCAAAAATCGACCCTTGGGAGGCAAGAAGACCATCTTTTTATTGCCTGTAGATGCTTTTGCCAGAATGAGAGCTTGGGCCATGTACTATTGTAATATTAATCCATCCATGTTTAATGCAGTTCCATATATAAAATTAAGTTGTCTAGAAAGACTAGGATACGATGTTAAAACACAAAAAGTATGGAATGATGTATATTCTAATGATTTATATGATACAAGAGATAATGTAACATTTGTTCCAGAATATGTATCTAGGGAAATCGCGGCAAATACTGTCGATTACCCGTCAACGGGTATTGCAGCAATTGCTTATTTTAAATTTATACTTAATATGAATGTATATACGACTGGTTTTAGTTTTTTTCAGAATGGCTCACGCCATTACTATGACGAGAAAGCATTGTCTACTTGGCACGGACACCTTCACGAATTTGATGGCGAAGCAAAAGTATACAAAGACTGGATTGATCAGGGTTTAATCCGTGAGATCTGATATAGCTTTTTGTAGAAGTTTTATTTGTTCTTGATTTAATTTTACTTCTCCATTGTAATCGTCTTTAATAATAAAGTTGTTTTCTTTTTTAATAATTTCTGGGCAGCAGCGTCCTCGACCACATTGAAGTACAATTCTTTGTTCTTGTTTTGTATTGTTTTTCATTAGTAATATAAAATATAATATATAAAGTTATAAGGAGCTGTTTATTCAGCTCCTTGCGTTCTTTTTCTTCTTTATGGAAGATAAGTCCTTTCTGAGTAAAGCAAGCACCTTGTTTACTCTTGATTGCTTTATCATTTCGTATGGATTTTTATTGCCAAGCTCCTCGCGAGGGGTTGCTAGCCAAGTTACTGACTGATAGGAGTTCATATGTTTTGCCAATAGCTCCATGACTTCAAGATTGGATTTATTAAATTTTACCATAATGTTAAGTTTTGAGTGTATCATATAATATAAATATGGGACCAGTTTTAAATACAATTATCGGCGCAGTCATAAAAGTTGGAGCAAATTTATTAAATTATTGGCTCGAGCAAAAACGTCAAGACCAGATGATTTTATCCGCAAGAGATTCTGAGATGCTTAAAGCTTTGATAGAAAGTCAATCTAAGACTGCCCTCGACCCATTTGTGAAAGTTACAAGGAGAATTTTATTTTTGGCAATTACATTTACGATGTGTTTTTTAATGATTTATTATGCGATGAATCCCAATATTACATATGATGTTATTCTTGATAAGCCTTCAGGCGGAGGAATTCTTTCATGGTTTTGGGGTTCTCCTAGTTGGCACCAAGTTCAATTAACAGGAGGGTTAATGCTTACATCATTCATGGACCTATGTTTTATGGTTGTTGGATTTTACGCTATACCCAGTAGAGCCAGATGAAGATTTTGTTAATTTTTTTTATTTTTTTTGGATCTAGCTGTAGTTCAATAATTAAAAATCATAGTTCGGCTAAAAATCCTCCTCATGCGTCTAAAGTCGAACTGCCTGAGTTTGAGAAAGCTGATATAAACAATGACGGAGAGATATCTAAAGCTGAGTTTGACAATATAAGTGAATCATCAGAAATTATTAATTATTCTATAATGAGTCCCATAATTGTTGTATCAATAATTTTTATAATAACCATGCTTTGTTGTGTAATAAGTTCCATATTTAAATGTAGAAAAACAGAATGATATTTGAAAAAATAGTACAAATCGAAAGCCTGATAGCCGCAATTATAACTTTAATCGCAACAATATCCGCCTATTGGTTGAAGGGAAGAATGGATCGGCCAAAAGAATGTCCAGAAAAAAAAGAACAGAGAAAAATGGAGGAGCTGACCGAAAAAAATGCAGAAATTATAAATTGTCTAGAGCACACTCTTAATGAACTGGGTGCAGATAGATGTTATATTTTTGAATTTAGCAACGGTATTCATTTTTCCTCAGGCATGCCTGCGCAAAAGTTTACATGTTCTTATGAGTTTGTTGGTTCAGGAATAAGTTCTGAGTGCCAAAACCCAGGAGAATATAGGGTATCTAACTATAATAGTTATATTAAGAATATAGTTCAGGGCAAAGAAATATGTATTGAAAAAATAGATGATTGCAAAATTCCCTTGCTTAAAGAATTGTTATACAAAAAAGGAGTTAAGAGCTTATATAATTTCCCAATTAAAAATCTACAGGGAAAAGTTGTTGGTTTTTTTGGAGTAGATTATGTAAAAAGACCTCGATCTTTAGAAGGACCGCATTTAGAAATTTTAAAAAACCGAGCTTTGAAGCTGGCAGGTTATTTAAAGGACGATTGAAACTTTTAATTTACTGGGTATAATAATCATATGCCATCTATATTCTGTCAGCAGTGCGGAACAAAGCACAACTATGAAAGTTCAAAGCCAAATTTCTGCACAAATTGTGGAAACCCTTTTGGTTCTGCAAGTGCCAGCGTACAAAAGCAAGAATTTAGAGCGCAAAAAGCTGAAGATCCGCCCACACCTGTTGAGACAAATTTTTTAAATATTCAAAAGCTAGACTTTGAGATTATTAATAATAATCACAGTGAGGTCACCTTAGGTTCTGTTATGCAAGAGCAAAAATTAGGGTTACCTCCTAGAACGGCGAAAAGGCGCAATCCAGAGGATAGCGTAAAAGAAATTATGGATCTTTGTAAACCTGCTAAAGACTCCATAGATATTGAAGAATCAAAATAATTTAAAGTATGAAGATTATCACGCTGTCGTTATTGAAGAAATTTCAAAAAGGCGGCCTAAGTGGTACCTTACTTCCCTTACATGGATGGATTTTGATGACGTTATTCAAATAATATCATTTCACATTTATGTTAAGTGGGATAAATATGACCCAGAAAAACCTCTAAGACCTTGGTTAAATAAGATAATAACCAATCAATTAAAAAATATACTAAGAAATAATTATTCTAATTTCGTTAGGCCGTGCTTAAATTGCCCGTTTAATCTTTCTGGAGACGGCGTTCAGGATAGCAGTTGCTCTTTTACTAAAAGCGGCGCTCAGGACTCTTCCTGCCCATTATTTAAGAAATGGGAGAAAACTAAAAAGGCAGCGTATGATATCAAGCTTCCAGTTTCTATAGATAGTGAGGGTGTAGAGCATAAAGAAATTCCTGATGGTAATTGCGAAATTATTGAAGCTGAAACAAGGTTACATCTGGAAATGGAAAAACAGTTGCCAGAAAGGCAATTTAAAATTTATAAAATGTTATTCATTGACTATTTGTCAGAAGAAGAAGTTGCAAAAAAAATGGGTTACAAAACCTCTGAGACTGGAAGAAAGGCTGGTTATAAACAAATTAAAAATTTAAAAAAACAGTTTAAGGATAAAGCTAAAAAAATAATTTCAACTAAAGATATATTTCTAAAATGAAAGATGCCTATTCATTAACCGAGGATCAAAAAAAGTTTATCCAGCAGAATAAAAATAAAATTACTGACTTAGGAGAAATGACCCGAGCGGTATTTATGAATGAAAATATAGATGGTCGCAGTCAGCAGGGTAGATCTGTTAGGGAGTATCTAATAGAAATAGGTCAAAAATTTGATACAACAAAAGCTGCGCCAGCAAAAGAAATTATTTTATCAAATGAAGATAAAGAATTTATAAGCGAATATTCCAGCAATGGAACAAATGCTTACCAAATAGCTAAACTAATTTTTCCTGAGTCCAATGTAACTCCTCTAAGCAAAGAGACAATTGTTATCGCTGACTATATTCGCGAACACATTCCTCAAGGCGTATCAAGTGAGGATAGCGCTAGAGGGCTTGAGTATAACCCTCCTTGCACTACATTATCTGCAATAAAAAAAGTTAACGCGTGCGCTGGGGTTCAGCTTAATATAGATAAAATTACTAGACAAGAAAATTTATGCATAGAAGTTATAATGAAAAATTTGGCTTCACCCAGATTTATTTCACAAATTACAAGTTATACTGATATAAATGACCGCAAACTTTTTGAGGCAGAGTTTGTAAGGGCTTGTTGGGATAAGCCAGATTTAACCCCTGATGAAATAAATATGTATATTAATATTTGCATGGATTATATAAATTTAAAACAAATTGAAAAACAGAAGTTAAAGTTAAATGATATGTTTAATTCTGCCGAAGAGGAAACTGATTTAACTATGCGGCTTACGGAAATTTTAAAAACAAAAAGTGAGGAATATAATCAATGTATTAATAGGATCGATAGGGCAATTACTAAGCTGCAGGGAGATAGATCAAAACGTTTAGATAAAAAAAATCAGAGTACGGCTAGTATGCTTTCTTTGGTGAAATTATTTCAGGAGGAGGAAGAGCGAGAGATTATGATAAAAATGGCAGAAATGCAAAAAAGCCTAATCAAAGACGAAGCTGATAGAATGGAAGATATGCCAGCCTGGAAGGCTAGAATATTAGGAATTAGTAAGTCTGATGCAATCTGAATTTAAATGCGAAGAATGCGGTCAGATATTTAAATCTGAAAGATCTCTTCATGCACATTTTAAAAAACATGGTTTAACTGTTGCGGAATATTATACCAAGCATTTTCCAAGATTTAACATGCTTACGAAGGAGCCTTTGCCATTTAAAAATAAGCAAGATTATTTTACTAAGGATTTTAGTAATCGAAAACAAATGCTCGAGTGGATTAAGCTGCAAAACGCCGAAGATCCTAAACTGAAGCAATATTTACTCAGAAAAATTTACGAAAGAATGTCTTCGAAGCAATCATATCTAATGCCTGGACACATAGAGCTTGAGCTGTGCCAAATGCCCCCGCTGTCTTTTTATAAAAAATGCTTTGGAAGTTATACAGAAACGCTAAACCAGCTAAAGTCAAATTTTAATTTAGAAAACATACGATTGGTTTATGACAAAAATATCGTCGAAAATTTTTTTGAAAAAGATCGTTCTTATGAAAATTTAGAAATTTTAATAGACACTCGAGAACAGCAACCTTTGGTGTTTGCTAAATCTAAAGTTTTGAAATTAGATTTTGGGGATTATACAATTGGTGGAAAAGATTACTCGTATACCTTCATTGATCGAAAAAGCGAGGCAGATTTTAAATCAACTATGTCTGTGGGGTTTGAGAGGTTCGTTAGGGAGATTGAAAGGGCTAAACAATTTGATAGCTTTTTGTATATTCTAGTTGACTCGAGTATAGAAAAAATTAAAAACAATAATTCTTTTTCTCCCCACAAGTCAAACCTGTCTTACATTTGGCACAACGTTAGAAAACTGCTTAGATTGTATCCCGATAATTGTCAATTTATATTTTCAGGCAGCAGAAAAGCTTCTGAATTCTTAGTGCCAAGACTACTTAAAATTGGTAAAAAATTATGGTCTTGCGATATTCAATATTTTATAGACGAAAGGATTCAACAAAAAGCATGAGTTGGGAAACAGGCAATCAATTCGACAGGCCTTCTTTGAGCGGAATTAACCAAGAAATTTTGGCAAAAAAAGGTTATATTAATGAAAAAGAATCAAAACTGCTTTTGTATAAATTTTTAAAAAATAATATTACATTTGCTGCTGATTTATTATCTGGAGTAAAGCTGTTTCCTTTTCAGCATATGGCTATTAAGGCGATGTTTCAAACAGATTACTTTTTAGGAGTATGGAGTCGAGGAATGTCAAAATCATGGACAACAGGAGTGTTTGCATTTATGGATGCAATTTTAAATCAAGGCGTTCAAATAGGAATTATTTCAAAATCCTTTAGGCAGTCAAAAATGATTTTTAAAAAGATTGAAGATATTGCTAATAAGCCTGAGGCAGAACTTTTGTCTCAATGTATAACTAAGACCTCAAAAACAAATGACCAATGGACTTTACAAATTGGAGAAAGTCAAATTCACGCATTACCCTTGGGCGACGGAGAAAAATTAAGAGGTTTTAGATTTCATCGAATAATTATTGATGAGTTTTTATTAATGCCTGAAAGAATCTACAATGAAGTTATTATTCCATTCTTGTCTGTAGTTGAAAACCCTACGCAAAGAGATGATTTATACAAATTGGAAACAAAGATGATTGATGCTGGAGAAATGAAAGAGGAGGATAGATATGTATGGCCAAACAATAAATTAATAATGCTTTCTTCAGCAAGTTACAAATTTGAATATATGTATAAAGTTTATGAAACTTTTGATGATTTAATACTTAATGGAAATAAGCATGTTACCGATGCCAATCGTGTAATTATGCACTTTAGTTACGACTGTGCGCCAAAGCAGCTTTATGATCAAAATCTTATTGATCAAGCTAAAAGTTCGATGAGCCAATCTCAATTTGATAGAGAGTTTGGTGCAGTTTTTACAGATGACAGCTCTGGATATTTTAAGACTTCTAAAATGGCTGAATGCACATTGCCAGAAGGCATGTCTCCAAGCATCGAAGTCGCGGGAGAAGCTGGCGCTAAATACCTTCTTGCATTTGATCCAAGTTGGGCGGAAAGCGAAAGCAGTGACGACTTTGCTATACAAATATTTAAACTAAGTGATGAAAAAAAAGTTGGAACCCTTGTTCATAGTTATGCCTTGCCAGGGACACCCATGAAAGAGCATATTAATTATATGCATTACTTGTTAACTCATTTCAATATTGTCGCTATGGTTGGAGACTATAATGGTGGTGTGCAATTTTTAAGCGCAGCAAATGAAAGCGCAAAATTTAAGAAAGATAATATCCATATTAAAACAATAGAAGCGGATTTTGACAATATAGAAGATTATCAAAAGGCTTTAAGTTCTGCAAAAAAGCAATACAACCTTAAAGATAAAAGAATATGCGTACTTAGAAAGCCTTCGAGCGCATGGATTCGAAGGGCAAACGAACTATTACAAGCAAATTTTGACCACCGAAGAATATTTTTCGCTTCTCCTGCTATAGATGATTTTTATGAACAGCAAAGAGGTAAAAAAATACCTATAGATTCATTAAAGTTTTCAAATATAATAGACAAAGAAAAGGCGTCAAATGCCGCCAAAATGATTGATTTTGTTGAGCATCAAGAAGCAATGATTCATTTAACAAAAGTGGAGTGCTCTTTAATACAAATCACTACTTCCCCTCAGGGGACTCAAACATTTGATTTGCCTCCCGCATTAAAAAGACAAACAGGGCCCGAGAAAACAAGAAAAGATAGTTATTCTGCTTTAGTGCTTGGAAATTGGATGATTAAAACTTATTACGATATAATTAATAGTAAGGAAAATATTGTTCATACTTTTACCCCAATGTTTATTAGATAAATAAAAATTTAGCCATAATATCTTTATGGCTTTTTGGATTCATAGAGGAGGATTAAAGTGGGACAGTGAAGTAAATTTATGTAATACGGATCAAGTTTTAGATCTGTATATATTTAGCTCTGGCCCGTCTTTATCAGAGGTTAACATGAAAATGTTTGACGATGCCCCAGTATACAAAATGGGTATTAATACTACTTACCCAAAAATAAAGCCTGATCTATGGATAGGCTTAGATCGACCTGAATGTTTTAACGAAAATCTCTGGCTAGAAAGGTTCCCTAAAATTTTAAACGGAAACTACAGCGATACAAAGATTGGAAAAATTAAATTAAGAAACTATTGTAATGTTATTTTTGCTGATTTTATTAAAAGTGGTAAAACTCATTATGATTCATGTAAATTATTGTTTGATAATACTCGAAAAGAAGCAAGGTTATTATGGAGTAAAAATACCTTAGTGGCAGCTTTGCATATGGGTATACTTATGGGTTTTAAAAAAATACATATGCTTGGTTCAGATTTTGGGGGAAAGAACGATTATTTTGATGAATCCGAATCTGCTCGCCCTAAAAATTTTGCATTCAAAGATGAAAAAATAGATAAAGATTCTCCAAGCGGGGGGATATCCGAAGAACAAAGGAAAGTTAATAGAAGGTTATATAAGCAGCAATTAGCATTTTTGCAAGAATTAATACCTTTATGTAAAGCAAGGGGTATAGATATCATCTCCTGCACAAAAGATTCTCCACTTAATGAATTTACCGAATTCATTTCTCCTGATATCGCTGTAGAAGCATCAATTAAGAGATTGAATGATAAAGTTAAAAGTTAACTTTAAGTTAACTTTTGGACTTTTATGTGTATGATATAACATGGCAAGAAAATATACAAAAAGGTCTGACTATTGGAACAAGTTTGAAAAAAACAATCATAGCCTTGATCAATTATTCAATCAATCCGAAGCGGTGGAGCCAAGGCTTTGTGGATCTAGTTATTATAGCGAGTCTTCTTATATAAGATCTCAGCCCAGATCTGGCAAGGATAATTTGAGTTTATCAAAAACCTCTCATTCCGCCAAAAAGAGTCAAAAATATGTAAACATACATGAAGGCATACTACCCTTTGAGGCAATGTCTTCAGGCATATCAGTCAGAGAATCTATAGAGCTTTGCCAGAAAGCATATGCAAATGTGGCAATTTTTAGAAACGCAATTGACATTATGGCAGAATTTGCCAATTCAAAAATACATCTTGAGGGTGGTACTGCGCCAGCAAGAGAGTTTATTGATAAATGGTTAGACAAAGCTAAGATATGGAATCTTAAAGATCAATATTTTAGAGAATACTATCGATCGGGGAATGTTTTTTTATACAGAGTTGATGGGAAATTTAATCGAGAAGATTTTAAGAAGATAACGTCCATATATGGATCTTCGTTAAAACTGGGCGAAATTCCTGTAAGATATATTTTATTAAACCCGTATGATATTGTTGCTACGAGAACAACGGCATTTGAAGATGGAGATTATAAAAAGATTCTATCAGAATATGAACTAGATAGATTGCGTACGCCAAAAACCAAAGAGGATAAAGAATTTTTTGATAGCCTACCTCAAAAAACTAAAAAAGAAATTAAAGAAAAACGCTTTTCCCGAGAAGGGATATATGTACAACTTGATTCAGAAAAATTAAGCTATTCTTTTTATAAAAAACAAGATTATGAACCTTTTGCTGTGCCATTTGGTTTTCCAGTCCTGGAAGATATAAATTGGAAACTAGAGCTTAAGAAAATTGATCAGGCCATTAGTCGTACAGTTGAGAATGTTATTCTTTTAATAACAATGGGGGCAGAGCCTGATAAAGGAGGGATAAACCCTACTAATCTTGGGGCAATGCAACAGCTCTTTGCAAATGAAAGTGTTGGTCGGGTTTTAGTTAGCGATTATACGACAAAAGCAAATTTTGTCATTCCTGAAATTAATAAAGTACTTGGTCCAGAAAAATATAAAGTCGTCAACGAAGATATTAGAGATGCCCTGCAGAACGTAATTGTTGGCCAAGAAAAGTACGCAAATACGCAAGTAAAAGCTCAGATATTTCTTGAAAGGTTAAAAGAGGCACGCAATGCCTTCATTAATGATTTTCTTCAACCTCAAATTAAAATGGTATGTAGAACCATGGGTTTTCGAAAATTTCCACAGGCTAAATTTGAAGATATTGATATTAAGGATGAAGTGCAGTTACAAAGAATTGCGACAAGATTAATTGAGTTAGGCGTATTGTCTGCAGAAGATGGATTAAAGACAATTCAAACTGGAGTATATCCAACTCCCGAAGAATTGGTCAAAAATCAAGAAGAATATACAAAGCAAAGAGAAAAAGGTTTATACAATCCATTAATAGGTGGAGTGCCTTTTATTGAACCTCCTGGAGCTCAAGAGCAAAGAAAAGTTGATGAAAAACTTTCAAAAGAAAAAATCAAACAAGATGCAAAAAATAAAAATGAGGAAATTAAGCAGCAGGCTCAGCAACCTAATCAAGCTCTAAAAACCCCGCCCAAGGAAGTCGGTCGGCCCACTGGAGCGAACGCATCTTACTCAAGAAAAGAAATTCAAGAAACTATATATGCTATAGAATCCTTGAGAACAGATTTAGGGAAACAGATGAAGCAAAAGATAAAGACCAAAAGATTAAATAAAAATCAGTCCGAATCAATTGATAAATTAGTAGAATCAATCGTAGTCTCTGCAAATAAGTCGGAGTGGGAATCTGTTGGATCTGAGTGTATAGACAATTTTAATAAGATAGAGACTCTGAAGACTTTAGATCAAATTAGTGATGTCGCAGCTAATCATGAATTGACCGATTACGCTGCTGCAATTTTATATCATAGTAAAATTTAAAAATTAGTTTTTTTTGTGTATCATATGTTGATATGATCGAATTTTATAACGTAAGAAAAAAATCAAAAGTACAAATTCCCGAAGATAAAGTCGAGAAAAAGGTATACAAGCGCAAATTAAAAAGCGGTAAAATTTCTGAGCGATATGGCTTTGCCGCAGTCGATGATGACGGAACCAAGCTGGCTAAATTTTGCAGTAAGGCGGATTTCGATAATTTGGGAAATAAATGAATGAATATAAATATAAGGCTTCTTTTGAAATAGAAGTTGTAGCTTCTGCAGCACCTGTTGCTCCAGAGCAAATCTCCCAAGCTTCGTTGGATAATTTAAAGCCTTTAATTCCTTCTGATATTAATTTAAATAGAAATATAGATTTGCTTGGTGTTGCTTTTAATGCAGCGGTAGTTAATAAATTTAATAAAAATGGAGATGGTATAGATTCTAATACCGCTGTTTCCATTAAAGACTTTTTTATACACAAGCCTACTAATATTGAGCATAAAAGAGATCAAGTTGTTGGTCATATTGTATCTTCTGGATTTTCATCTTTTGGAGATAGTCAGATAATGTCCGACGAACAAGCTCTTTCTACTAAAGACCCCTATAATATATCATTAGCTGCGGTAGTATATAAGAATGCAAGCCCAGAGTTCTCAAACATGCTGGAATCTTCAGAAACTGAAGACGGCGAACTTTCGACTGTTGTGTCTACGAGCTGGGAACTTGGATTCAATGAATTCGCAGTTGCAATTGGGTCTAAAGATTTAAAAGAATGTGAAGTTGTTTACGGACAAGAAGCTGAAGAGCTAAAAGATAATTTAGTCTCTTTTGGAGGTACTGGAAAACTGGAAGATGGTAGACCTGTTCATCGACTTGTAATAGGTGAAGTTTTCCCTCTTGGCGTTGCATTTACAACCAAGCCCGCAGCTGATGTTAAGGGCGTTGTCGTTGTCGAGCAAGACGATGCAGAAAAAACAAATACACTATCAAATGACGCATTTTTGAACAAAATTAAAAATAAAAGTTCTCATACAGATAAAAACAATGTAATTCAAAACAAAGAAAATATTTTAGATAATATGGACACTGAAAAATTAATAACTGGCTTGGAATCCCTTCTTGAAGAAAAACGTCGTGCAAACGACTTTTCGGAGGAAGCTGTGGCAAGCATTACTAAACTCGTCAACGATGTAATCATTGAAAAGTCTTCAGAATGGAAGTCGCAAGTTGAAGAAGCCGAATCAAAGGCTAAAGAACTTGAGAGTGCTCAAGCTGAAATTGCTGAAAAATATGATGCATTGAATGTTGAATTTAAAAATGCTCAAGAACAACTGGAACAAATTCAAAAAGAAAATGCCGAAAGGGATTTTCAAGATGCATTTAATGCTCGTATGGAATCACTCTCTAATGAGTATGATTTGAGTGAAGATGATCTTAAAATAATTGCTTCCGAGTTAAATTCTGTAGACATCGCTGATGAAGCTTTTGCAGAATATAAAGAAAAGTTCGCAAAAATTTGGGCGCATAAAAATAAAGAGTTCATTCAAAAGCAGGCTGAAGAGCTTGAGGCAAAAATTGCCGAAGAAGTTCAAAGGCGCTTGGGAGAAAATCAACCTGAAGATTCTGCAGAAGTTGTTGATGCCGCTCTTGAAAACGTAGAAGAATCTGAAGAAGCTATTCCGAATAATAATTCTGAATCGGTTGAAGAAGAATCTCTAACTGAAAAATTTGAAAAAGCATTTTCGGCAGAAAATGTATCAATTAAATACTAATTTATATAAACAAAGAAAACTACTATGGCTATTAGAATATTACCATTCAGACAATACGACGAAAATGAAGTAATCAATATGTTTGCTTTCGACGGACAAGTTAACGCGAAGCCTTCGGAAACACATAGTGATGCTGGCATGGTCGTTCAGGTGAAAGCAGGTAATCCCAAGATTGGTGAGCCGATCGGTCTTTCTGCAAACTCTGATTTGCTTGGACCTTCGGATTACCCAAATGTCGCCAGAAACTACTATCCAGAAGCTCCAATGAAAGTTGAAGCTGCTTCTACTAGTAGTGTTGAAGCGCTTGGAATTACCCTGGCTCAAACATTAACTCACGACGAAAACGGAGAAAATCTTCTGCGTTATCCACAAAAGAAAGCTGAGCTTTTTGCTGTAACTTCTGGTGAAGCAGTACCAATCGCAACAAGAGGAATTTTTACTCTTGGCGCTAGCGCATTTAGTTCTTTGAACACTGCGCATAAATCTGTTAAAGTTTCTACCACTGTAGCTGGAAAGCTGGAGAGTGAAGCGACAACTTCGGCAGCTTCTGTGGGCAAGATTCTTGCTACTGGAACTCGCGCTTCGCAAAACGGAAATCCCGATCAATTTGTTGGAGATTACGCAGTCATAAAATTTGAATTTGGAGCCAACACGGCCACATAAGGAGATTTAAAAAAATGGAAATTACACTTAAACATACAGACGAACAAGTAGAACTTGTTAAAGCCATGGCTTCTTCCAACAGAGATGTTGCGTATGAAGCTCAAGCAGCCTTAGCAAGATTTATTGCTCCCGTACTCGCTCAAGTAGTTAATCAAGCACCTACGCTTGCTAATAAGTTTCAAAGCTTTAGCTTTAATTCTGAGGATAATCCTAGTTTTCCTTTGGATCTTTACTATGATGTGACCGACGAAGATTACATTTACACCTGGAGTCAATCTCTTGCAGGTGGTCTTCCTACCAACCAAGTTCAACCTACTCATTCGGAAATGAAGTTTACAACTTATCGTCTTGATAGTGCTATTAGCTTCGATAAGAGGTATGCTTCTAAATCCCGAATGGATGTTATCGGAAAAAGCATGACTCGTCTTGCTCAGGAAATCATGATCAAGCAAGAAGCTACTTCAGCAAATCTTGTTCTCGGCGCTTTGTCTGAAGCAAAAACTGATGGCGTTTCTCATATTCATGAGTCAGCCAATAGCAGAATCATGCTTGAAGATTTCAATAAGCTTATTACTCTTTCCAAGAGAATTCATAAATCTTGGTACGGCGGAACTCCAGATGGAGGAAGTAGCCGTGGAGTAACTGATTTGCTGGTTTCTCCTGAAATTGTAGAAGACCTTCGCTCTCTCGCCTACAATCCTGTTAACACCTCTGCTGGTGTTAAGGTTGAAAAAGGTAGTGGAAATGGCGTAGCTGATTCTACGATTGCTGCTACTGATTCAATGCGCGAAAGCCTTTGGAGAAACTCTGGCATCGGAGAATTTTTTGGAATTCGCCTTCAAGAATTCAGTGAGCTCGGAAAAGACCAAAGGTTTAATGATGTGTTCGAACAAATGGTTATTGCTGCAGGAAGTAAAAAGGCAGTAAGTTCCTTTACCTCTTCTTCCGATCAGTTAGTGATTGGCCTTGACGCTTCCGTAAGTTCTCTCTGGAGAGCTGTTGCAACTGATTCAGAAACAGGTTCTGAAATGAATCTTGCTGTTGATGATCAGTATAGCGTTCGCCAAGGAAAGATTGGTTACTACGGTTCTTTGGAGGAAGGCCGAGTAATTCTTGATAACCGTGCATTGTACGGAATCAAGATCTAGGTTTCTTTGTTCCCCCCTCCCCCCGCAAAAGGGTCTGTCGAAAGACAGGCCCTTTTGTTTTTCACAAGGAATTGACTTTTGTGTATACCATAGTATAATATATATAAAGGGGTAATATGGCAAATTCAAAAAAAAGAAAAACAAAACAAATCGAAGAAATTCACGGAAAAGACGAATCTCAGGAATCTGAAGCAGCTGCTAAAGTGAAGCTGGCTCATGACATAAATGAGATAATGGGTTTAAATAAAAAAAATCCTTTTGGAGTTAGCTCTGCAGAGGAGCTAGATCAAAAACTTCAAGGAATGAATCTTACTGATTTACGAGAACTTGCTGTTGGGGCAGGAATATTTCCAAGCGGCAATAAGACATTATTAAAGAAAAAAATAATAAAGGGTTTTACTGCACATACTAAAGGTAAAGATAAGGGGGTTGCAGCTATTCCAGTAAATGAAGCAAAAACTCCCGATTCAAACTTGCAAAAACAAATTGATTCCATATGGAATAAAAAATAATGCGAAAAAATGTACAATATCGATGGAGCTTATAAAGTTGGCGACTTAGCGAACGAAATTTATCAAAACGAATATGACGGTGATCCTACACTGTCAAATCAGACTAGAATATCTGGATGGCTTGATGCAAATATAGGAAAGCTTAATAGTAGAATTCATACTGAGTTTTGCCCAGTATCGGGATATTTTGCTGTGCCCGACACCGCTTTATATTCTTTTGGCCATGAAGAGGCTGCAATATATACTCAAATGCATATGGTGAATTATTATTCTAAGTCGACTAGAAAAATACTCACTGGCCAATCTATAACAATTCCAACAGGAAGTTCTGGATCAAGTTCAACGAGTTCTGCATCTGATTTTGTGGGAATGAGTGAGTGGACTGAAATTCAAGAGGGTGATACCACAATCAAAAGAGAGCCTTTATATAAAACGTCTACAGGAGGAACAACTACGTCTGCAACAACCACCCGTATTGATCTTGATGATTTTGCTAAGCAGTATAGAGAATTAATGAACGACTCCAGGTCTCAAATGGAGGATTTGATTGCTGCATATAATATGCATGGTGCAAAACCTAGCCAAATAAGGTAAAATGGCTACAAATCTTGTTCCAGAAGAAATGCGCACACAAATTCGAAGCGCCATTGAGGATGTTCATGAGACGTTCGCGAGGGAAATAAAAATATTTAAAAGAAAGACTGAAACATTTATAGCTACCACTACAAGCACTTATAACGCATTGTATAATAGATTAAAAAGTCAGCAAAAGACCCTTGGGAAATTTACAGAAATAACAGCTAAGGCAAGAATAAATTATATTACAACAACTGAGCATAATAGATTATCTGGCACAAGTGCTCAAGTTAATTTATCTTTACCCGATGGATCTGTTAGGTTGAAAATTGATAACGATGGTTACTTACATATCAAGTCTTCATCTAAATTAGAAATTGACAATCAATTGTATGAGCTAATGAGTGATTCGGGCAAAACTGGACCATTTGCTCCTCACTATCACGTTCTATATTTAAGAAGGAAGGATTAAGAATGGCGCAAATTAATATGAAAGGCTTGAGGAGGGAGATTGCTCAACAATATTCATTAAAGTTTAGAAAAAGGATTGAGCAAAAAATTCGCAGCGATGTTAAAAAAGTAAAACAAAAAATGCTTTCTGAATTTGACTCACATTCTGTAACTCGTGATTTAAAAAGTAATTCTGGATCGTCTTTTCCTGGAGGAGGAAGCCTATTTTCATTCATTGGTTTTGATTCGGGAGATAAGCCAACTAATGCGCTCAGGGCTTTATTAATATCTTCTCTTAAGGTTAAGTTCGTTAAGTCGTCCCAGTCCTTGATTGAGATTGTTTTTAATATAGATATTCCCTCTATGTCTGAAATTGAAGCATTGACCCCAATGCCTTGGGCGCCTGGTAGGAGCTGGGCAAAAGAAATCGAAACAGGGATATCTGGCCTGGGACAATACCTTGTAAAAGATTCCCAAGCAAGTCGCTCTGGAAAAGCTATCCAAGTTAAAGGAACGGTTAGGAGTTCAGATATGTCTGGCACTCCATATATGACCCAAATAATTGGAAATTTAATTAAAAATTTAACGTCAACATTAGATATTAAATGAAAGAGCAATTTGATCATCTATTGCAATCTAGTTTTTATTTATGGTTTGATGACATTTTAACCAGAAGAGCAGAAGCTTATTCTCAACCTGTTGATGGCCAAGATTTTGATGTTGTTGTTAGGGGTCCAGATGGAGCAGGACTAGATGTTCCTACAAATTATGACGCATATTATTGTTCTGACAGACAGCTCGTTTCAAACGGAATTTCTGAACCGTCTGGTGTTTATATTAATAATGTTTTTGTGGAGCAGGGAGATGCTGTTCATAATTTATTGATTGATCATAACGAAGGTCGAGTTTTGGTTAAGGGTAAAGATTCTGGAGGCCAGGATTTAATTGACAAGCATATAAGCGGGCATTTTAAAAGAAAAGAGGTTAATGTATACATTACAAATGAAACAGAAGAGCAATTACTTCTTCAAAATGATTTTATATTGAGTGATGTTGCTGGAGAGCCTACTTATTTAAAGCAGCAGGCTGAACTTGGCGATAGAAAATATACATTACCTGCAGCTTTTATTAGTTTAAATTCTTCATCAAATGAAGCATGGGCAATGGGAGGTGTTGATGATACTAGGACAGTAATTAGAGTAGTCCTAATTACTGACAGTAACTATAGCCTGGATGCAGTACTATCTTTATTTCGAGATAGACAAAAAACGCAATTTGAATTGATTGAGTTTGAAGATTTTCCATTTGGAGAATTTTACCATGTTAAGAATTTTCCATATAGTTATCCTGAATTTGTTAAATCCAAGAAAGGCCCACGATTTCCTGCTTTTATTGATCGTGTAATTGTCTCAAAATTGTTTGATAGATCTGGTACCCAGATCCCTCAGGGACTGAGGATTGGCTTTATGGATTTTGAGATATCATCTATCCGAAAGCCTCGAATGGATAGCTATTGATTATATTAGTAAAAAAAAAGTTCTCATTTTGTAATTACCTATGTAATATAAGGTAACCTTAACCTTATTTAAATTTTAAAATTATGGCAAGAAACAGAGTAATATATCAATCAGAAGCTTTATTTGTTAAAGAACCTAGTGGTCACCACCAATTGTCTAACACTGATCAGCTTCTCCGCGTACAAGACATTTCTCATGGAGTCGAGTTAAATCGAACAGACGTAAATGAGTTCGGACAATTGTCTGCTATCGAAAGAAAAATTATCGAACCTCCCACAGTAAGTCTAGACTTTAGTTACTATGCTCACGGCGGAAGAAATGAAGACTTGCTTGGATTCACCTTGACTACAGATCGTTCAAGTAATGTATCTAACCTTAAGCAAGCAATTTCTGGTTTCATGACTGGAACAGAAGATGAAAAGAACTACTATATTGCTGTTAGTGAAGCTGGAGACGATTTAGCTGCAGGGTCTGCAGGAACTCAAGAAGGTGTTATTGGCATAGGTAACGGTACTGTTACTAGTTATAGTCTTGAAGCTGCAGTAGGAGATATTCCAAGTTGTTCTGTTTCTGTTGAAGCTTCAAATATTATATTCCAGGGATCTGGGCGAAATATTAAGAATCCCGCAGTTAATAATAAAACTGGACAGTTGTTAGTTCCTCATAATACAGTCGGAACTAACGTTTCAAATCTAGCAAGTTTTCCTCAGGCTTCTGATACTGGAACTAAATCTGGTAACTATGATGTAGCTTGTGTGCGTCCTGGAGATATCACAATCAACTTTAATGATGCAGGTAATCCTGGTCCTTCAGATGCAGCAAACCCAAGTGGAGAAGTTTCTCAAATGGGTGGTGCGTATCTTGAAGGAAATGCTGCGTCGCATATCCAAAACTTTACGCTTGACGTGCCTTTGGCAAGAACTGCGTTGAATCGTATTGGTAGTGTTTATCCATATGCAAGAGAAATGGATACTCCAGTAAATATTACGCTAAGTGTTAGTGCATTAATGGCTGATATTGCTGATGGTACACTCAATGATCTTCTTTGTAATAATGATCTGTTGAGAAACATCCGTATCACTCTTCGTGAGCCATGTGCTGGAGATGACGCTAATGGCGGCACTGAAATTGTGCAAGAATACTTGCTCAAGGGTTGTCAGCTTGATAGTCAAAACTTCGCGGCTTCAATTGGAGACAATAAGACTGTGGATCTGGTCTTTACTTGTCAGCAAAGTGGAGCAAACGGAACTGGAAACGGTCTCTATATGTGGGGCACGAGTACTAGTGACTACGCTATTGGAAGTAATCCAAAAGTATACGGTCAGGATACTGACTATCCACAAACCGTTGAAGGAGCAGGCTGAGAAACGCGTTAAGGATTCAATTAAAAACCCCCGCTGGAAAGCGGGGGTTTTTTTGTGTATAATAATGCATGTATGGAAGACATCTGCACGATACTCAAAATGTATATATTAACGGAGAAAGACTGAGGGGTGTGCAATCTTGCGCGGCTGGATGGGAGGCTCCTGAAACTTATGTCAATTCAGTAGGGCTTGACGGCGGATTTCTAGGGGGAGTGGTTGAGCAATCTCTGCAGTCAACTTTTGACATTGAGAGATTAATGGTATCCCCGACTGACCCAATAATTTCATTATTTCATAGCACGAAAATTTTAGGAGAAGTCTATTATGATAATGGTGAACATTTTAAATTTACAGATGGAATGCTTACTAACTATCGCTGCGCGTGCTCAGTTGGCACTATTCCAACATTAGATTTTTCAATTCTCGCTTTTGGAAATGCAGGAGGCAATATAGGATCAACTCCTGCGCGAAAAAAAGAAAGAGATGACACTATTATCATCGCAAGCCCTGGCAGTATAATATTAAATGTTGAGGGGCATGAGAGCAATCGGATTCAATCTTTTGAGGTTTCAATAAATATAGATAGGGAGGTTGTTAACATTTTAGGAAAATTGCAACCACACGATTATATTGTTCAGTTTCCTATACAAGTAGATTGCCAATTTACGATACATGTTGACGATTATGAATCTAAAAATCTGTTTGATTTTGTCTGCAACCCTACTGAGCAGGACCTGCTTTTTAATTTTATAGATTGCGCAACAGGAGATGCGATTAGAACATTTTTTGTAAGAAAGGCTAAGCTTGTAGATTATAATCAGACTGGATCAATACATGAAGAATTGGAAGCAACCTTTACCTATAAGTCTTATATTACTAATATATATTATCTAGAAAAACTTTTAAATGGGATTTCTTATTAATTTTAGTGTATAATAGTGCATGGCAGTATTTTATTCAGACGTAGTAGTAGCAATAGGGGACTTTGATTTCTTCGCTTCGAGTGCGAGCATGAATGCTCAAAAAGGTTATGAGGCCGTTAGGGCTGTAGGATATAAGGGTGCGATGGGTGTTGTTCCTTCGGGCCCTCCAGGTGGAGATGCCTCGTTTGAGTTTATTGGTTCGGCGCTCGACCCACAATTTTTTGCAATGTTAAATCCAGAAGTTGATGGAGAGAATATCGTCATCGGAGGTTCTAGTGGTCAGAATGGTTTATTGACAGATATGTCTGTTGATGTAGAGCCAAATCAAGTAGTTAGCTCGTCTGCTAGTTTTCAATTTTTTACCCCGCCAACTTTAAATCCAAATATTACTCCCCGAGGAGGAAATATAGAGGTTGCGGATAAGGCTATTGTTGGTGGAGATTTATTGCATGGCGCTGGTGACGAAACTGGTATTGGAGGTCCAGCATTTAGAGCTTCTTACAGTATGAGTCAAAGTTATGATGCTATTTTTGAGATTGGATCAATGTGTCCTGTTTTTAAATACAGAACTGATGGAACTGAGGAATTAACAATGGAGGGAGATAATTTAACTGCAACAATTAAGGACTGCGGAGTGAAGTGTCCTGAGACTGCTTCATTAACTCTGACTATAGGAGGATTGTGCGGAAATGAGTGGAGTAGAAAAGTTTTGGGCTTTGTGACATCGCAAGGTGTTACAGTGAGTGAGGGAGGAGTACTTACGGGTACCATGACAATTACAGACTTTAGTTAAAAAAAAGTTTAAAATTAAAAATTACTGAATATAATATTCAGTAAAACATATCATGGCACTAACCACACTAAATAAAGAGTTATATTCATTTTCAATTAATCTAGACGTTACAACGCAAAAAGAAGTTGAGGTAGAAAAGGAAGTTGAAGTAGAAAAAGACGTCGAAGTCGAAAAAAGAAAAAAGAATAAAGAGACGGGCAAGATGGAAAAAGTCCTTGTTACCGAAAAACGCAAAGTAAAAGAAAAACAGATAGTTAAAGAAACTAGAGAATCTGTTGAAGAAAAGCCTGTTAGGATAGTTTTAAAAAAACCCACTCGAACACAACTTGAAGACGGCGATATGTTTTATAGCATATGGCTAAATAAATATATAAAAATGGGGCTACTTACTAGAGCCATGCTTGCAAAGCAGCATCTAGATGTAGGAGGATCTTTGACCGAACAAGAAAAGCAAAGATATGCCCAGTTATATGTTAGGCTTTATGAAAAACAGCAAGCCGTTCAGCGATTCAGCTTAAAGACTGCGGATGAAAGAAGTAACGATGAGACCGAAAGACTTCAAACTGCCATAGAAGAACTAGGTGTAATTCGTAAAGAGCTTACAGATTTTGAAGCAGTTCAAGCAAGCATGTTTGATCATACTGCAGATATTAAAGCCAGAAATAAAACAATTACTTGGTATTTGCTTCACCTTGCTCATACATCTGAAGGAGACTCTGATGATGCAGAGCTTATGCCGCTATTTAGAGGAGAAACTTATGATGATAAATATCAAGACTATTTAGAGCTTGATGAAAAAAATGACGAAGTCTATTTAAAATGCATTGACAAGCTTAGTTCTCTTACGACCATTTGGTACATGAGTGGAGTTTCAAACTCTGAAGATTTCGATAGGCTTTTGGAAGAAATTGATGCTGGTGCTTAATTTGCTTATGCAGAATGAGCGAAGACGAAAAGTCTGACAAAGTCAAAGAGCCTGAACTTAGAAAAGCTTTAAGAGATATAATTCAATCTAGCTCAAAGGTAATTATTGAGCCTAAATCGTCAAGCGTTTTATATTCTCCTTCAAAAAAGTTTATAGAAGGGTATGCAAAACATTTTAATTTAAATGATCAATTGCATCTTGATGAAAGTTACGATAATTATTTGCAGAAAGCTGTAGACACTGGTCTACCTACAAAAGAAGAAGCAATTCAGAGAATGTATGACGAAGGCTTGTGGACAGAGGAAGAAGAAAAGTGGGTTAAGTCTCAAAGAATTTTTGTTGATAATTTAAAGCAAACTAAGGCAAAACTTGCAATTAAGAGTCAAGCCGATCAGGTTCAAAAAAATATTGATTCCATACAGTCGAAACTTATTAAGAAAGAAAATAAGCGTAGGCAGTTAATTGGATCAACCTGCGAGCAATACGCAGATTTACAACTTAATTCTTATACAATGCTTTATTGCTTGTATAGAGATAAAGAATGCACTGAAAAACTTTTTGATCAAGAGGACGAAGAATACTTGGATCACACGGATATAGCAACAATAATTTCATCTTATAATACTGGAATGAAATTGCTCTCTCTGGAAACTATTAAATATTTATCTATATCTAGCTTTTTTATATCTTACTTTAATTTAATCGAAGAAAATCCTGCGAGTTTTTTTCAAAGACCTGTTTATGACCTTACCTTTTATCAGCTTAATTTATTGAGTTACGCAAAAGTGTTACGATCAATTATTAAAAATACCTCGCCGCCAAAGCATCTGCACGGAGATCCAGACAAGCTTTTTGAGTGGGCAGAAAAAGGAGATAATGCCAGAAAGCTTATGGAGAAGGCGCAAAATTCAGATAACTTTTCGGTTGTTGGGGCTAAAGGTGATGATTATAAAGAGATGGGAGTCTCTAGAAAAGGAAAAAGTATTTTTGATCAAGCTGTCGAAAAAAATGCTAAGTCCAAAAAACCTTCTGGAGAATTAGGAATAATGGATTTCATTAGTGACTGATGCATACTTTTTAGTGTAAATATTATGTAATTATGCCTCAAGATAATATCAAAGTCAGAGTTAAAGCAGTCGGTCTTGATCAGGATATCGCTAATCAAGCTCGCGCAGGCGAAAAGAAAATTAAACCAATATCTATTTCGTTAAATGAAAAAGGTCTTGCTCAGCCGTTGGGTAGAATTACTGGGCAAATGGGTGAGTTTGAAAAATCTATGGACGCTGCTGTTGCTCGTGTATTTGCATTTGGCGCAGCTGTAGGTGTTATTAATGGCGTTTCAGACGCACTAAAGCATATGGCTCAATCGGCTATAGAAGTTGAAAAGGCTTTAAAAGATATTAACGTAATTATGGGGATGACGACTTCTCAACTGCAAGATTTTGGATCAAGCCTGTTTGACGTAGCACAGAATACAGCAACTTCTTTCAAGGATATTTCTGCAGCCGCTACAGAATTTGCTAGACAAGGTTTGTCTGCAGAAGAAACATTAAGAAGAATTGAGGATGCAATGATTCTAACTAGATTATCAGGACTTGATGCTGTAGATTCTGTCGCCTCGCTGACCGCAGCAATCAATGGTTTTAGTGATGCCGCATTGACATCCACCGATATTGTTAATCGTCTTGCAAATGTTGACGCTGCCTTCGCTGTATCATCAAAGGATCTTGCTGACGGTTTGGCGCGAGCAGGCGCAACTGCGCAAGGCGCAAAAGTCAGTTTTAATGAATTGCTTGCGGCAGTAACTAGCGTTCAACAGCAAACGGCTCGTGGCGGAGCAGTTATAGGAAACTCATTTAAAAGTATATTTACGAGGCTTCAGCGATCTAGTGTGAGGGAAGCTTTAGAAGGAGTGGGTGTTGCCACTACGGACGTATCAGGAGCATTTCGATCCTCCATGGCAGTTTTGCAAGACTATGCGGCAGTATATGATAAATTAAGTGATGCCCAAAGAGCGAGTACTGATGAAATGATCGCTGGAGTTTTTCAAGTTAATAATTTAAAAGCTTTAATTAAAGATTTAAATAATGAATATAGTATATATGGCCAGGCTCTAAGTACGGCTAATAATACAACTGATGAAGCTATTCGAAGGAATGAAGAATTAAATAAAACAATGTCTGCCCTGCTTGTTCAGACGGGGCTTTCAATTAAAGAGATGGCTTCTTCAATAGGCGAGCTAACTCTTGGGCCTGGAATTGAAAAAATACTAGGGGTTTTAAAAGGCTTTACTGATGGAATTAATAATTTACTTGGAGAGAGCGAAGGATTTAATATCGGAAAGACATTACTAAAAGGTATTGGTTCATTCATTAGTGGGCCAGGAATGATATTAATAGGTGGAGCATTTATTAAATTATTTGCATTTATAGCTAAGCAAGGCGTAGGAGCATTAAAATCTATTTTTGCAATCAATAGCGAAACAAAAAGGCAGGAAGGCCTACAAGCAGCAATTCTGCAAATTTTAATGAGCGAAGAAGGCGTTCGTAAGAAAATTTTAAGCGGCTCCATGTCGCAAACGCAAAAAGAAAAAGAAATACTCGCTGTCATGAAAAGGCAAACGACGGAACGAATCGCGCAAGACGCGCTCTTAAAAAAAATCGCTGCGTCGTCTGCGTTAGCGAATATTGCCGTTAGTCCTATGGGCGCTTTTGTGCCCGCGGGAAGAGGTGCAAGAAGTGCGAAGGGGAAAGCTGACCTTGGTCTTGCAAAAGGATACATTCCCGCTTTTAATAAAGAGGAAAAGAGTATTAAGCGTGGAGTAGGTGGTGCCCGAAAAAGCGCAGAACCAGTATTAATTGAGAATTTTCAATCTTCAAAAACTAAAAAGCAAAATGTCGTTGCGAATACTGACGAATTAATGGTTAAAAATTTCATGGGAACTGGCGCTTCTGCAATTTTGAATAGAGATATGGTGAGTCGATTTGGCGCTCCAATCGGCGCTGAAAGAGTTGGCTCTGCTGCGCAAACAGGAATAGAGGGGGTTGCTGGAATGGGTTATCTTCCAAATTATGCAAAAGGCTCTATTAACCTTCGGGCTGGCGGAGCTGGAGTTCTTTTGCCTCAAAAAGGAAGCTCTTCAAGTTCTGAAAAATTTGATGTACCTGCAAGGTATGTTTTTCCTTCGGGTATTCCCAAGGGCATGAAGGGTAAGAAAATTTCATTGTCAGGAGTTGCAGTTGGTAAAATTGAAGGTAAATCTGGATCTTTTGATGAAATTGTTGATCAGGAAACTCGAGTAGCACTTAAAAATATTGGACAAAGAGTTCTTGGAGGAAAAAAGAAAATATCTCCAGCAGGCCCGCTTAGCGATTATCTTGATAAATCTGCCGCTCCCCAAGTTTCAGGAAGACTATTTGAGGCTACTTTAAATTACATACAAGGCGCCGTACAAAAACAAAAAGGTGGAACTGATAGATGGGACTTTCCGTCAATTAGTCAAAGATTAGCTGGGGATGTGTTTGGGCTGGAAGGTTCTGTCGGTAAAAAATTCGATGCAAAAAATTCTACAAATAATAAGAATATAGGAAGTTTTGCTTCAAAATTAATTAAGGATCGAGGTGGGCAAAAATTTATAGATAAGAAACTATCAGATCAAAAAACAAAAGCAACTCCAGGAAGAAAAAGAGGTTTTGCCGATGGTTTTATTCCGAATTTTAAAATAAGAGACGTTAATAATGGAATAATGAATGGCTTAAAAACTAGAAGGCTTGAAGATTCTGAAGGTTTTTCGTCCATGACTTACGCTAAGACAGGTCCGAATACTAGGAATATCGAATGGATGCAATCTTTTTCAAAAGGTGATGCGTTTAAAATATTTTCAGCAGCCAGACAATCGAAGTTTATGAAACAAGGCGGCGAGTATACTTCAGACACTATAAAGCAACAAAGAGCTTTTATGCAGGGTTCTCAAACAAATTTTCAAGATTTAGTTTATGCTTACCCTCAATTAAAATACAGAATGCAAGAAGATATGATAACTTCGGGTAGGTTAATAAATGAGTCATCAATGCAGCAATATAAATTTAAGGATTTGAGTGATTTAAGAAATCACGTAAACCAAATGGACAGAAAAGAATTTCGACAAATCTTAGGTTCAAACGAATTGGGAAATAGATTTTTAATTACCGATCTTACAACTCGAGTAACTTCTGCAAAATCTGATGGCAAAATTTTTAATATGATTGACAAAATGGCCGCAGGGATGATCCCTAACTATGGAAAATTTCAGCGAGGTCTTAATGCAAAGAGAGATTTTAGGTATAAACCTGAAGGTGGCAAGGATTGGTATACGAAATTTTCTGGAAAATCTTCAGAAATGCAAGCCTTCATTAAATGGATTGAGGCAAATAAAAAGTTGCCGCCGTACCAACTAAATAAGTTAAGAGATGTAGTTAATAAAGACGCTGGTTCTTACAAGAAAAGCTATTGGGATGATTACGACAAAATAAAATCTGGTAACGCGAGCAAGAGTACAATAAGAGGTTTTTATGGAACTGGAATAACAAGTCCAAGACCTATGCCTGGGGATGAAAGAATGAGTATTAATATAACGGATGCTGAAAGTAAGTTGTTTATCAAGCAAGATAAAATGAATGATTTGGTGAATGAGTGGAAAAGGTCTCAGGGCGCCATGGGTTTTTCAGAAGGATTTATTCCTAATTTTGTAAACGTCCGAGCTATACAAGAGTTGGCAAAAAGAGGCGGAACTCGAGGTGAGAGGGCTGCCGCGCAAAACATACTTAAGAAACAAAAATCAAAAATAAAAACAATAAAATCAAAAACAATTTATGATAAAATGTTTCTTGAAAGCTATATTAAAAACCCTATTGAATATAAATCAGATTTAGATTTGTTAATTAAAAAAGGTTATAATGCAGAAGAGTTAAAATCATTACGAAAGCTTCATAAGCAATCCCCTCAAAGCGTTAAGATTTTATATGGAGGATATGTTCCTAATTACAATTTTTTAAATGAAAGAATGGCTGAAGCTTCCAATGCTTCAAGTTTATATAACGAGCCCGTGGGTTACGAAGATACTTCTGTTAAAAATTTAGAAATTAAAGGGCAAAAAAGAAAAGTTGTTGTAAACAATAAAGAAAAGTTTTTTGAAACTGGCAAAGATGTTCAGAGAGCTTTTAATTTGCCATCCGCTCCTGATGGGGGCATGGTTCTACCCCCAAGGGATACGACAGTTGGAAAGGAAAGGGCTAGAGAATTTGCAAGTATGATTAATTCATTTGCGAGTGGAACCACTCCAATGGCGGAACCTTCTCCTCCTCAGATGGCATATGGAGCACTTCCTAATTTCGCAATTTTTAGAAAGTATTCTCCTAATACATTAAGAAAATCAAAAATAAAAAATTATTCCAACGAAGAATTTGCCGAAATTAGCAGAGCTCTTTCAGAGTTTAACCTTATGTCTATGGGAGCTAGGGGTGGGGTAATAAATACACGATTGAAGTCTGCATCTAGGGCAGATGGTTTGTTTAGAGCAACAACAAAACAACAAAAAGAAGACTTTAGGCAGTTTTTTAATTCAAGGGAATTTAGATCTTTAAGTAAATACGTACAAGAAAAACTCAAGGCAGATTTCCCTGATTTGTCAAAGGGTTATGGATATGATATAAATCCATTTGAGGTTCGACAGCTTGAAAATATAAGCGAAGGTATTGTACCAAATTATGCAAATTTAACTCTGTATAGGGGACAAAAGAATCCAACTATAGATAGGCCTAATATTGGCAGAAACATGCCAAGCTTTAAAGGAGCTAAAACTCCTCAAGATGTAATTAATATTATTCAAAATTTTGTAAAGTCTCATGTTAGTGGACCGCTTTCTGGACGCAGAGACATTGGAGAGCTAGACAACGTTGCGCCTTCTGGAGCTACATCATTCAGTACCTCACAAACAATAGCTAAAGAATTTGCTGGAGGAGGATTAAATAAACCTGCAAAAGATAACATACTTTCTACTCAGGTTCCAGAGAAAAACGTATTTAATAAAAAGAAGATTCTTAAGTTATTAAATCGAGGAGCTAATCCAAAAAAAGGTATATATCCTGAGGTAGAAAAATTTAAAAAAGCCATGGCTTCAGGCCAAATACAAAAATGGGCTGAGCAAGTCGGAGGATTGTTTTTAAATGTCAGTGGAAGAAGGAATGATCCTGCCCTTATGCAGTTTAATAGAATAAAGTATGGCAGAAAAGAGTATGATTTTTACGACAAATCTATGCAGTCAATTGTTCCTCAGTCTGATATTGGATGGAATCAAAACAAAACACAACAAATCAGCTCTCGCGAACATGAGGTTATGCAAATTTTTAATGATGGATTTATTCCTAATTTTGCTGGAGCGGGCGGGAAGGCTGGTAGGCAGAAAGATAAACCTTATCAAAAAGATAAAGATAATATTATTGACCTGACTCCTTTTACGACTTTTGCTTATTCACTTTTATTTCCTCAGAGAAATAGTGGCAGCAAAACCGATGCAACAGTAAGGGGTTCTGGACCGTATGCTAAAAAATATCAAAGCCAATTTAAGGTTGGTTGGAATACAAAAGGTATAAATCCTGGTTTACCTGGAACTGTAGATGATATTGCAAAAATTGCTGATTCTGTAGAGCGAGATGTTAAAACTGTGGTATTCGGACATGCCGAAAATTTTATTAAAGCTTTTGGAGAATCAGAGATTCGCATGTCTTCACCCTCTGTAATTAATCGACAAGTTGAAAAAAGTTTCAATAAGGGCTCTATTACTGCAATGGCTGGAAATGCTTTTGAGGCTGCAGCAAATACAGCTTTTGGCAATGTTCCTGTGAACGCAGGCGGTGGGGATTTTGATGTACGAGGACCTTCTGAGCAATTAAGAAAGTTTTTTGCATGGCCTCCTGCCCATGGATTTGTGGGGGATTTTAAAGCTAATGCTGAATCTGGTGATATTAAAATTAGCATGGCTGATAAAATTTTAAAAGAATTAGATTACCAAGGAATGCTGTCTGGCCAAGTGGCAAAGGATAAAGATGATTTTAATAGATATGATAAAGATTTAGCAAAAAAGAATAAGGATGCAACTTTGCAAAGATTTGCTGGAGCTGCTGCCGCTAATTCTATTAGGGGAAAAATTACAAAAAAAGCAGGCAAAGATCAGGAAAAAAATATAAGCACTCAGGAGCATCAAAGCATTCCTGTTTATCCTGGAGTTCGTTCGGGCGCGCAAGAAAAGCAGTATTTCGATGAGAATATGTACGGAGGCTTTGTTCCAAATTATGAAATAAATAAAAAAGCAGCATCTAAAAAAACTACTGACGCATTAGGTAAGGCTATACAAAGAGAACATCAGGCGGGAATACCATTTTCAAAAATTAGAGTTGCCCAAAGCAATCGCTTAATTAATGAGCATAATCCAGCAGGTTTGGGCGTAATTAATACTTATGATGAACCCGCTGGTATAGATCAAGGAATAAATAGAGCAGTTGCTCAGGGCAAAAATCCAGAATTTCACGGGTTAATGGCTAATGGCTATGTTCCCAATTTTGTCGGCGGCGCAATTGGTAGGGGTATAAGTAAAGTTTTTGGAAGAGGGGGTTCGAAGGCTGGTAAGGGCATTGATGTTCCAAGCAGTGGAGGAGGAATGTTTCAAAATAGCATTATGTTTGCTCCTATGCTTTTAGGCGGCTTCGAGGGGTCAACTGGAGAAGCTAGTGGTTACCTTGCAGATGGACTGCAAGACGCTACGCAGATCGCTGCGATTACCTCAATGATTACTAATAAGAAAAGGTGGATCGCTCTTGCTGCTGCAGTTGGTGCAACAAATGGTACTTTAGATCATTACTCAAAAAGCTTGCAAGCTCATGGTAAAATTTTAGAAGAAAACATTAATTATAATCAAAAGGTTATTGATAGTGCTTCTGGAGTTATCCAAGCTCAAACAAGATTAAACAATGCACTGGAAAACGGCAATGTTAGCGCTGTGCAAAAATCAATAGAACTGCTGCAAAAGCAAATAGAAGATTTTCCCCAAGGCTCTTCCGCGGCTCAAGAATTAAGAGATGATTTAGTTGCGGCAAATGGAGATATTGAAAAAATGTCTGACTCGCTTGAGAGATTCTCAGAAAGAGCTCAAAAATTAAACTCTCTAGATAAGGTGCAGCTTGATCTTACAAAGTTAGAAGAAGATAGAGGTAGTGTTGGTAGTATTCCTTTTGGACCTTCTAGAATTCCGAACCCTTTTGGAGAAGATTTTAAGGGAGAAATGGGTGAAGAGGGCAAGAGAAAAGCTAAAATTGCTGGCAATGATACTGTTCGTTCTTTAGATTTGGCAGAAGATCAAGTTGATAACTTAGTAAATACAATTACAAATGAAATTGATTATTTAAAGGATTCCCCTAGAGATATTAAAGATACATTAAGAAAATATGCAGCAACTTTAGATGAAGAATCTCGAAAAGGTTTTCAAAGTATTATAGAAAATGTTCCTGATGACGTAGTTGTTGATTATACGCAAGGAATATTGGAGCAGGCAAGGTTAAGGAAACAATCTCTAGAGGCCGCAGAGGCCGTTGGGGAAACTACAAAATCTCTAGGCAATTTAAAATCAGCGATTGTCAATCTTGCAAGAGCAACCTCAAGAAGCGTTGCAGAGCTCAATAAAAATATTGATCGAGCATTTAATATAGCAGAAAAACAACTTGAATCAGAATTAAGCATACTTAAAGGCTTGAATGTTATTACCGCTGCAGAGGCAGATAATGAAAAAATGAATTTTGATATTGCTCGAATCAACTCCCAAACTGCTGCGGCAACCGAATTTGAGGTGACTGAATTTGTTAGAGAGTTTGCTAAGAGTATGAATATTGATGAGGTTGAGGGTAAGGATGGTTCTGTTTTCTCTGGAGCGATGGGAGAGATTTTGTCAAATATGTATAACTCTGGTAGTAAGTTTGATGATTCTGACCCTAGATTTTTTGCAGATCAAATTATTGATTCAATTGCTAATAACGCTCCCGAGAATAGGACAAAAGAAGAGCAGGAGTTGCTGGATAGCGTAGTACAATTAAATCAAAAGTCAAGTAATCAGATAGAGTTATTAAAGATGCAGAATAAAATTGCTCAACGCCAGGAAACTATGGCCTCTAGGATTGCATTAAGAAATAGTCAATTGAACATGGATAGAGAGGGGAAGATATTTCAAGACTTTGGGTTTGCAAGTAAGTTTGAGCCACGAACTTCCCTAGATAAGGATATTCAAGCAAGAACTACTACTGATATGTTAAATATTTTGCAACCTCTTTTTGGTGAAGATCAGATTTCCAGGCAAATGCGGCAAGAGGCTGGCACCGCTCAGGCAATAGGTAATGTGCAAAGAATTTTGATGGGCATGGGGGTAAAAATGGAGGACAAGGATGGGGTCGATAAGAGCTTTCTCGCTAGTGTTCAAAATGGTCAAGGAGGTCCCAACTTGCAGGACTTAATCGCAGTTATGCAGAATGCTCTAGTGCAAGAAGACTACTCTAAGGGCCAAAAGGATATGATGGCTTATATGATTAAAGGTTTGCAGAGGCAAGAAGCCGAAATGCTAAAGACCTCTATGGATCCCGAACTACTTCAAAGGGATACAATTGAGAGTACTGCTAAAGAATTGGGAATTGATCTAGAAGATTTGGGTATAAATCTTGACACTTTAGGATTTGATTCTTTAAATGCGATTGCAGATGAATTAAGTAAAGAACCTGTAGAATTAAAACACTTGATTTCTATTGATCAAAATATTTCAGACATGAAAATTAGTTTGTCTAAATTTGAATCTCTTCCAGCAATACTAGATCAATTAAGCGCGCTTAAAGGCAAAGATGAGGTCAAAAAAGAAGAGCGGAAGAAAAGCGAAGCCAAAACAAAAGACAATAAAGAAAAAGCTCAAAGTATTGTAACCAAAGGTTTAACGGTGAGCGCTTCAGGCTCTACAAATGTTAATGCTGGATCTGTTGCAATAAACACAAATGGTAGTCGCGCAGGGTCTACTGCTGCTGGCGGATTTGTTCCTAATTTTGCTTCCGAAGACCGTTTGAGGAATCAGCTTCTAAATCCTTCTACACAAATCAGTACTATTCAATCTGCAAGGCAATCAGTTGGAGGCATATTGCAGGCAACTGCTGGCGACGGCTATCTGCAAAGCAGAGGTTTTTCTCAATACGAAGGTAAGACTTTTACTGGCGGCGCAGCTCTAAGAGTTGCTGGATTTTATCCTGGAGCAACCTCTGCAATATTTAGAGAGGTAAAGGCTTTAGAAGGTAAAGGGATTGCTAATCCTTTGAATGAAATTCAATTAACTATTCCAAAACAAAACGATAGTTTTAATGGAGTAAAGTATCAAGGAGCTGTTGTAACAAATAAATTAGATGAAGGTGCTGTATCGCCTCAAAGTTATATTTCAAAAATTAGATCGATTCACGGAGTGACTCCAAAAGATAAAGCTTTTGGCACAAAGGGTATTGAGACTATAGCAAAAAAATCTTCTTTAAATTTTGGAATGGATTCTGTTGGTCGCGCGGCAGCTTTTGTACCAAATTTTGCTAAAGGAGATTCTGCGGTTTCAAGTTTTAGAAAAATAGTGGACGACCTAACGTTTGCAATGGATGAAATTGAAAAAAATCCTTTAAAAGAGGGTTCTGGTGGGCAGACCAATAGAAGGGTTGAAAAAATTAATTCATATAAACAACAAATTATCGACAGGCTTAATGAAGTAGGAACCAAGAAGGGAGATAAGTTAAGGGCATTTTTATCAAGAGACGATACTGCTGCCTTAGAGATGAATAAAATTCTGACTGATAGATTCAGAATTTATGGTCTTCATTTTAGTGATGTTGTTGGTGATGGTGGTGAACGCATAATGGAAGATGTTGCACCTAGGCTTCTGGATACTGGCGCTGCTGCAAGGGCTCAATTGCAGGGGGGATTAGGTAGTCGAGTACAATTTGGTTTCGATGCACTTTTGCCTGCCGAAATGACCGAAGAAGGTTTAGTAGCTACAGAAAAAATCCGCACGCTTGATTATAATCAGGGCAATAAGGGACTGATGCATCTTGATACTTTCGGACCAAAAGAAATTATGACCGAAAAAGACCTCCAGCTTGAAGCGCAGGCAAAAGCTAAAGCCGAGTCTGATGCCGCGTTTGATGCAAAACAAAAGAAAAAAGGCAGGGGCTTCAAAATAAAAATGCCTAAATTTAAAATTTCAGATATGTTGAATTTGCGAGGTTTGGAAAATTGGGTACCAAGCTGGGCTTCAGTTTCTGGAGCTAAGGAGTTGATTGGAAATATGGGTGAAAGAGCTAGGGAGTATGGTACTGGAATCAGGGAGAGAATAAATGTTGCAAGAATGTTTGATAGTGATGATGTTGCTGAGCAGCAGAAAGCTGTAGATGCTTTTTCAAATGATGAATTTTTATCTTCTGCAAAAGATGATAGTGTTCCAGCAAAAAGTTTATTCGAAAGGACTACTGAAAAAGCAAGAGATTTTATAGAAAGACAAAGAAGGAAACAGCAGGCCGCCGCTTATCTTCGAAATAAAAGGCGGGAAACCGAGCAGGCTGAGCTTGAAAGATTGCAAGCTGAAAGAGATCGGGAAATTGCTGAGGCAAGAGAGCGAGCTCAAAAAGCAAAGGAAGAACAAAAATCTCAAAAAGCCAAGGAGAAGGCTGAAAAACAATTTAGGAAAGAGAAGGAAGCTGCAGAAAAGAAATACAAAGCAGAGCAGGAAAAAATTCAGAAACAAATTGAGGCAGAGAGAGTTCGCAAAATACAGCAAGAAGAAATCGATAGGGGTCTTAATAGAACTCGATCAATTATAGATGGTACTGAGCGAATTGTTTATAACGACCCAGTTTACAGAGAAATGGGTTTAATGGATACAATTAAAGCTAGGGCTGCAAATTTTGCTGGATTTACGGATACTGAAGCTCAGGTACAGATGGAAATGAATAGGCAATATAATGCTCGAGCTCTTGCTGACGTTGCTCAAGGAAAGGGCTTGCAAGCAGATGAACATCCACTGCAAAAAATGGCAAAACTTGCAAAACAACAAGCACAGGTAAGTCAGCCAAAATCAGTCGAACCTGTTGATTTTGAGGAGCCTGCCAAAGTTAATATTGGAGTAACTCCTGCTTCAGCTCTTGATAGAATTGGTTCTGCTAGGGCGGAAACTGTACCCAAGACTTTAGGGCAAAAAATCTCAGGTTACCTAGACTCCCTTAAGCAAAAAGGGCAAAAAGCTTTCATGAAACCATCTCCTAAAAAACTGGGAGCTTATGAAGTGATTGATGCTGCCACTGGGAAACCTATTTTAGAGGTAGATGAGTTTGGTAACAAAACTGAAATCAAGCAGCCTAATGAAATGGTTTTATATGATGCGAGGGGAAATAAAATAGACGCAGATAATATTATTGAAACTTATGCTAGAGAAGTTGGTCCATTAAGCCTTGAGGATTCGAAAAATGCTTCTGCAGCAAATGAATTAACTGTCACTAAACAAATTAAATCTCAGGCGGAATTAAAAGAAATATTTAGAGCTTTTAAGGATGGAGAAATTGATAAGTCCGAAGCTGATAGAAGGTTGTATGGCGTAATGAAAGAAGATCCTGACCTTGCAAAGCGATTAGATATTAAAACTTCTGACGAAGTATTAGCCTTGGAGAATTCAGACGTTAAGTCCCCAGATATATCTTCTAGAATTTCCAGAAGCGGAGAAGGTTTACAAAAGTTAGATCAACTGATTGAGAATCCAGAGTTTAAGAGTAGCGCGCTCGAGGGAATGACTTTAGATGAGCAGATTCGGTGGAAAGAAACTCAAGCAATGATTTCTAAATATGATTCCAAAAAATCGTACCCCTTGCCACCAAAAGAACTTCTTATTGATTCTATAAAGTCTCCTGGATTATTACAAGATGAAGGCGAGGACCTTGCTAGCAGGCTTTTGCTTCAACATATGCGAGAAGATTCTCCAGAATTTTTAAAGAAAAACTTGGGTTTAGAAGACTTATCGGATCCAAAACTACTACAACAAAGACTTAAAGAGCAATTAGCTATGTATGAAAATATCATGACTAATCCAAATTCTTCTAAGTATGAGTCTGAGCGAGCCAAGGTCCTGTTTGATAACTTAAAGGCAAATTATCAGTATTATCAAGATCTAAATGACACTGATAAGTTTTACAAATTCAAAATGACCAATCAAAAATTGCTAGGCACGCATTTTAAAGATTTAGCTAAATCGCTTGTTACTGCTGGAGGAATGGAAGGCCTCTCCTCTTTAGATGTGGTTAATCAAGTAATGAAGGATCCAGACCAATGGAAAACTTTGGTTGCGCATGACAATAGCTTGAAGAGTATTATCGATTCATTTAAGTACTACAATGAAGACCAGCTTGAAGCTTGGAAGCAAATGCTTCAGGTTAATCTCGAGAGAGAAATGTTGCAAAAGAGTTTTAGTGGAAAGCTTGCTGGGCAAACATTGAGCCCAGATTTGATTAGCAAATTAGTTGATGTAGAAAAGCATGTCGGTATGAATATTGTTGGCCCTTATTTGGATAGTCTTGCTGATAATGGAAAGTCTTTTAAAATTGGAGATTTTATAAAATACTTAAATCCGATTTATCCTGATGGGAGCCCTGTGAAGAAAAAATTTGGATTAGAGCAATTACTTAGTGAAATACAGGAAGGTAAAATATTTTCAGGATTTGCAATTAAAAATAGTTTAATACCAATGGAGAAGCCTGATGCAGCTAAAAAGATTCTAAATCTTTTGGGTTCGGGACATAATGCTGCAGATGTTGCCAAGAGAATTGGGCAAATAACAGCCGCGGATGAATTATATACTCAGGCTCAACAACTCGCTCTTGAGAAGGGTAATGTTCTTCCAGATGCAAATGATATTAATGCTGTATTGTTCAAAGATGGATCGTTGGATTTATCGAATATTCAAGCGCCCGATGAAACTATTGAAAAAATTAGAAACATTATGGATCAGGTCCAGCAAAGCGGTAGTAGTGGCGACTTAAAGACATCTGGAAATGTTTTAGCCGACGCTCTAGATCCTACAAGCGCTCTAGAAAACGTGGATAATATTGATGCTCAAACCAGGGCTATGGATTTACTTATGGAATCAATGGGCATTAAAAGAGGGGCTTATAACGATTTATTTAAACATTTACTTGCAAAAGGTTTATCAGGAACATTGACCGATGAAGAGTTAACTCAAATGGCAAACATGCTAGATGTTCATAATAATACTCCTGGCGGAATTATAGACCCAGATACTGCAAAAGCTGGAAATGTAGTTGTGAAAAAAGGTTTCACCGATCGAAGACTTAAGGGTACTGAGCGGTTGGGTAGCGATTTAGCAAATACAAGCAGGCCTCCTGCCCCAGATCCTGTTGAGGATGCAAATGCTGTTGGTGATGCCCTAAGAGAAGCTCAAGGTACTGTGACTGAAGTGGCTGAAGGAGAAGCGACTGGAGATGGGCAGAGTGCTGTAAAGCAAGCTACTGATATCAAGGAAGAAACTGACCCAGTATTCAAGCAGGCTGTCGAAGATACTCCAGATTATCCTCCTGGAATAGATGGTCCAGAAGAAGACTCTCCAGCAAAGCAGTCAAGAAGTTTAACTGAAAGATTAAGAGCTCTAAGCGATTGGGTTGTTGATACTGGATTATTTAAAGGAACTACCAAAGCAATGAAGTCTGGTTTTGGACTACTTTCCATGAAAGATGGCGTGGTTAATTTAAGCGATAAGCTTGTAAGTAGATTAAAACGTAGAAATAAAGAACAGATGGAGAATGCTAAATTGCAGGATGTAAATAACGCGAAAAGCGCAGTTGCTAATTTAGTTCCTACAAGAAATGAAAGTCTAGCAGATAGCTATAGAAGGAATCCAAAATCTGCATTTGAGAAAGATTTAGAACAATCTCTCGCTGGTAAAGAAAAACTTGGAGATGAATATAAGTTCACAAAAAAAGGAGGCATGCCAAAAGTTGGACTTAAGGATTATTTTGCTTTTGAAGGTCCTGGCACCCAAATAACAAGGAAAAATAAAGCTTCTATAGCTGCTGTAGATGACCCCCTAGCTCCACTTAATAAGGGAGAGAAGCTAATGTGGGCAAAAAGAATTGATGCAAAAGATACTAGACCGTATCAGAGAATGATGAATAATTTAAATTGGGGGGATCGGTCAATTCAAAAAGGAGATAGCTCAGTTTCATTTTCAGACGCGACTGAAGAAGAAAGGATTGCGGGTCTTGCCGAAGAGATTAAATTAAATGTTAACAAGCCAACATTTTATGATCCTGATAATTATGCTGAGGACGTAGATGGAAAGCTTGTTCAGACTCAGCCAAAATCTAATGTCTCCGCGGTGCTTGATGGCACATATGTAGAACCAGAAGACATTAAGCCGAAATCTAATCTTACTCCGATTCTTGATAAGCACCAGGATGATATATTACATACAAGATCTCGGAAGACTCTGCCTGAGCCCGAAAAACCTTTTATAGAAGCTCCTGGCAAACAAATTACAGATGTAGACAAATATCTTGACGATTTTAGAACTTCGCAGATCGCTGCAAATCCTAACGCTTCTGTTGATCAAATTGATGATATGGTTGATCAAAAACGACAAAGAATATTAAGTACCGAAAAGGTTTCTTCAAAAATTACAACTGAAGAAGCGAGAACCAGGGCTAAGGCTTTAATTGATAACGCCACATTAAGTAGAACGAAGCGAGCTCAGCAAGTTTTAGATGACGCAGTGAATTTAAAAATGGGGCCGCAAAAGCTAGGCTCTGCAGCAAGAACTGGAATAGGTATGGGCACTACTGTAGGTCTAAATGTTGGCGCAGCTTATTTTGCTCAAACCGAAAAAGGTATGAAAGTTGCAGATTATGCCGCAAGCCTTGCAGGTAGAAGCAAATTTGCGATACAAAAAAAAGATAATCCTAGAATGTTTTTATCAGAATCTGGAGCAGCTTTTAATCCATTAGAGGTCTCAGCAGATACTTTAAAATTCAATAACCCAAATGCTCTTGGAGGACAATCAACAACGTTTAAAAAAGATGAGTTTGATTCGCAAACTGGTGAAATGAAGAATCAAGATGTCTTATCCATTAGGGAGCCAAAAATATTTGATACGCAAGAAGAAGCTCTGCAGTGGATGAACTCAAACGGTATTGATTCGAATGAATATAATGTTTTTAATGCAGCGCAAGATCCAGTAGGAAGAGAATTATTGAGAATGTATGGCAAAGGTTTTTCACAAGAAAAAGGTTTTCTTGGCGCAACTGGTGCAGAATGGACAGGTTTGGGAACGGGTGTGGCGGCAGAAGGTTTATTAGCCGCCGCTATTGCAAAAACTGGAGGAGCTACAATAGGCGCTTCTTTGGCGTCTGGGGCTACCGCTGGCGCAATTGCTGCTGCACCTGCTGTAGGCATTATAGCTGGAGAATATTTCAGGGATACTCATTCTGGCGGAGAAGGACATCTATTGGGATTGGGTTCATATGCGGCTGGAGGGGCAATTGCGGGAGCACTTATAGGTGGTCCAGTAGGAGCTCTTGTCGGCGCAGGTATTGGTGCAACAGCTTATGGTGCAAGAACTGTACTTGGGGATTATGTGGATTTTGACTCAAGCGGTAATGTTTCTTGGGCTAAGAGTCCCGAAGAATTAAAAGAACAGCAGAAGCAAATTCTTGAACTTATCAAAACCAGAGCTGATGAGTTGAGGGATATAATGGATCTAAGCTACATGGCTCAAAAGCAAAAAGAATCCAGAATTGGCGCAGATTTAATAAGTGGGGAGCCGTTGCAAAAAGGTTTTAGTTACGATACTATTGACGAAAAAGGTAATAAGAAAAGAATAAATGTAGCGGGGAAAGATTTATTCGATGCATCAATTGAAGAAGAAAATAAAAGACGCATGGAAGAGCAAATGAAGCATATACTTGGACTGCTTGATATTGCAGAAGATATGGATGCTAAGATTTTAGAAAATAAAAAGTTAAGACAATTGGGAGAGGTAAATGACAATTGGTTTAGTGATGATGATCCAGTGTTTAAGCAAAATTATACATTTGATGAAGCAAATAGAATGATTAGCGATGTTGTTTCATTATATGATGCCTCAGGAAATACTCATTTTGATATGGCCACTTTAAGAAAAATGAGTAAAGAGGGCTATACTCAAAAACAAATAATGGATACATTTTCAGATCCTAACTTTGAAATTTCAAGGATTGACCCCAAGACTGGCCAACCTAAAACCATTAAGCCTAACACTAAAGACATAAAAGATCTAAGAGCGAAAAAAGCTAAAGATTATTTGAAAGGGCTTGAGAATGTTAATTTAGTTAATAAAAGAAGAGGGCATACAGCTTCTTCTACAGATTTTGTGGCAACTACGGGTCATAGCGTGGACGATGTAGTCAGACTTGGGCAGTTAAAGCCAGATCAAATTGAATACGAAAGTAAGGTTGCAAGCTTAATTAAAGATCGACGTGGTAAGCTATTTAGCAAAGAGCATAAGATTTTACAATCAAAAAAGGAATGGAAAGACGCTGCGTCGAGAGGTACCTTGGATTACGGAAAAGTAGGATACCCCCTTGAAATGGCTAAAATATTAGGCATTCCTCTAAAGGCAGATGGGAAGCCAAGGAGGCAAGCTGCAATTGAAGCGGATGTAGATAAGGCTTATGAAGATTATTTTGCTAGCGGGAAGTTGCCCGTAAAAAGACCTTTGTTTGATGGGGATTTTGTGAGCGACGCTAGGGACACCATGAAAATGATCAGATATACAGATGGTGTTAATAGTTTAATGTGGGGCAAGCAAAAAGATGGTTGGACGGTAGAGCACGACCCAGACACAAAAGGCGTAAATATGTTTCATCCAGAATTTGGAGCAGTATCATTACCAGGCCTTGGAAATTATGATAGCGAGGCAAGTCTTGAAAAACTCATAGAGAAATATGAAGCAGATATTATGAGGAGCGGTTACGAAGATAATAAAAACATGGATCCCACGTTACAGGGTTTTAGTGATACCGATAGGTACAGAAGCGGTTATGACCAAAAAACGTCAAGATCTGAGCTTGGAAAATCTAAATACAAAAATTATGATGAAATAAGCAAGCATATTCCTGAAGACCGAAGGCGAATGCTTGGCGCCCTTTCGGTTTTAATGCAAAGAAAAGAATCAATTGATAATCAAGAACTTTCAAGGGAATCTGTAGAAAAGATTCGTACTCAAGACAAAAAATCAAAAAAGTTTGAAAGAGATGCGAAAAGGTATGGAGATTTTAGTAAATTTATAGCCGAAAGAAATACGAAGGTCAAGTCCGCGAACCAAGAAATAAGCTCTGCTGGATTTGATTTAAATAAAGCTATATCTGATTTTTCATTAAATAAAATCGTACAAGGAGTTAACAAAGAGCATTTAGGGCACGACTTTTTAAACAATAAAAAGCTTGGATCATTGAACATGTCTGAGGCAGAAATTAATGCTTATGTAGATCGGATGTATGACTTTGTGCAGCAGCAAGACGTTGGTCCCTTGATGAAAGAATTTGATAATACGCAGGCTGAAATTGGGGTTATTGATAAAAAAATATCTCAAGGCGTTACTCCAGAAGAAAGAAAAAACCTTAACTTAAAGAAACAAAGCTTGCAACAAAAATTAGAAAAAATTTCTGTCAAAAGGGCGGATATTAAAAAAGGTTTATCTGCACCAGCAAGAATTAAAAAAGCTTTAGCTGTGAGAGCTAAGGCAGAGTCGGAGTATAAAGCTAAGGTAGATGGTTTATATTCTAGCATGAGTAATGATTTAAGCTCTGGTCAAAAGTCAGTATTTAATGATGTTGGTAGACGTTTCGGAAGTGATACAATTGAAGGTAAAGAAATTGCAATACAGCGAGTTTTTGAAAACGAACTTCTTGAAGAGTCTAGAAAACAACAAATGCCTGACCTTTATCCTGGAGAAACTCCTGATCGAAATAAACTAAACCTACAAAGGGGAATAATGTTTGAAGACGATCAGTGGAGTCCCGAACTCAAGGATAAACATCAGAAGTGGCTAGATCTAAAATCTAAATACCTAACTATTCCAAATGTACCAAAAGAAATGTTGCTTCCCGAGCAGCATAGCGAAATTTTAAAAGCCAAGGAAGATTTTATGAAGCAATACTCTTTTGAGTTAAAAAATAGATCTTCGGTAAAAGCGGGTACAGAAGAAAAATGGGAAGATTTTAGTAAATCAAGGTTTACTAAAGAGCAAAAAGAGCAGGGTGCAGAAACAAGCGTTGCTGAAAAAATTGCTAAGGCGAGAGATCAATGGAAAGACGTTGCAGGTATGCCTGAAATGCTTCAATATACAGCTCAAATGGAATTGGCTGGAACAGATGTTGGGGCTAATTTAGCAATGGGGTCAATACCAGTAAATGAAATTGATAAAGCTCATGGGCGACTGACTAACTTATTATCTCGATCAGGTAAAACTATGGAGTGGTGGCGCGACCAACCTCTTAAAAGCAGAAATGCAAAATTAAATCAAATACAAAGACAATCTAGCCGAAAGGAAATGTTGGACAAATTCGCTAGAGAAAATTTAAGCGCAGAGGGTGCTAGGGTAGAGGGCACTTCTGAAATTTTCAAAACCTATCAAGATTATAAAATTGGTCCAATTACAGTGCCTGGAAGATCTGCCGAGGATCACGCCATGGACTTTTTGAAGAAAAATCTAAGAGATAAATTTAATTTTTATGACATTAATGAAGATAACAGGTTGAGCGCTAGGGAAATTGGAGATATGGGGGCAGACTTCAGTTTAGATAATCATTTGGGTAAATTATTGGGTAGCGATAAAGAAGGTTATAGTATTGCTCGGCGCAAAAAAGTTGGTGCGGATGCAGGAACATTCGTTCCCGAAATGTTTAGTCAACTTTTACAGACTCAAGATCTTAATGATGATGGATTTTTAGATAGAAGTGAAATTTTTAAAGGGGTTGGTTCAAAAGATTTTAGAGAAAGGGAGGATTTTTATGCACCAAAGATTCAGGAGAACGTTAATAAAATGCTAAAAGAAAACATGGTGCATAGAGTGTCTCCATATACCGCTTCCTTAGAGTCTGGAATGTTGGATTATTTTTCTGGAGGAGGTTTGGGTGCAATATCTAGCTGGTCAAATGTTTTAAATATTCCAGCAAGTAAAATAAAAGGGCTTGAACCAGGAAAACAAAAAGAAATTTCCGAAGCGCAGAGTGTTGCAGCTGCTTTAATTCAATCTGTCCCGTATCATCAAACTGTAATTAAAAGAGGTTCTGCGTTAGAAGAAAGAACCAAAGCTCAGTATAAAGACTTGTTTGAAACTCGAGAAATGTTTAGGTTAAGCGGTGAAGATGAGCTCACTGGAAGAGAATTAGAAGCAAAAAGGGATATGTTGAAGCAAAAAGAAGGTGGCGTAGATAGCGCAGAGTATAAGTCTACAATGAAACATTTGAACGCACTATATGCCAAGCAGGAAAAATTTAAACAAATCGATGGAATGATTAAGGACAGTATTCGCACGGGCTTGTTTAATGAAGGTGGACCTTTTTCTCTGACAGATTTCTTGCAGATGCATTTAAGCAGCCCAGAGGCTCAATATAGTGGACTTTCGGACCCATCATGGGCGCCTGATAATATAGGTACTAGATGGCAAACTTATGATAAGGATTATTTTAATGGAATTAGAACAGCGGCAACTTCATTAGATTCGCTGGAAGCTGCTAAAATTGACACTGCAATGTTTGGTGGAGAAGAGGCGGAGGTAGGAAGTCAAGATTTAAATTTTGAACTAGATGAGGCCAGACTTCAGCAGCAACACGCAGAAAGAAATAAATTCATAAAAGAAAATATGAATGAGCGTTCTAGGCAAGCATTTGAGCGAGAATTAAGGGGAGATGGTCCTCATGGAGACTTTAATCTTCTTGACGGAGAGTCTTCTCCAGAAAAGCCAACTTTAACAAATATATACGATCCTTTAAAGTTTATTCAAAAATATACTCAAGATTATAATCTTAAAAAAGGGCAATTATGGAGAGACGTTGACGAAAAGAAAAAGGTATATGACGATTTGAGGTTGAATGCTGGCATTGGTAATAATCCACAAACTGGAGTAGAAGCCAGGTCCGTTGCATTTAACCAATACAAGCAGGCGGTTTTGGCGGAACTTAAACATAGAAAAATATTAAATCCTAATGCCACGACTGCAGAAGTAGTAAATAGAAAAAATTATCACGAATTATCTAATTCAGATTGGTCTTTAGGTTCAACTTATAAAGACTTTTTTGAAAATTACAATGAATCTGATATTAAGGTTCAGATGCCTGCTGGAGACATTCCTGTTAAGAACGCTCAAGAGGCTGGAGAGCAGTTGTTTAAAAACAGGGGAGATGAGATCATTCCCGTTTTAAAGAAAAGAGGCTTAATGACTCAGGATGGAAAGTTTGTTTCTAAGGTGGGAGAGAATGTAATCACTCCTCAAAAAATTTATGAATTGATTGCTACGACTACTCCTGGAAGTAAATATGTTTATAAGAATGATTCTAAGTTTCAACGTATGAAACAAATCTGGGCAAGTAAATACGGTGGAGAGTTTACTCCAGGGGCAATGAATTTATTTAAAAATGAAGGGTCTTTGCTGACCTTAACTAGCAGTACTCCTGCTGGAGATTTAAATAAGTCTACATTTTCTGGCGACTTGAGCAATAGTTTTGTTGTTCAAAGAACTGCTAGTAAAGAAGGTGAAGAGCCTGAAGTGCTTGGACAGTTTGACACTTTAAGTCCTATAGATAAACTTATGCATGCTATTGCAGAAAGTGCTCAGGTAGGTTTTAAAGGGTCTGCGAGTACGACAGATTTCAGGAGTATATATAAAGGAATGTCACTACATGAAAGGGAGATGTTTAAATCAAAATATGCTGACGATATAGAAAATAAAGTTCCTCCAGGCATAATAAAACAGTTAAATACTTTTATATCTGAAATCGATAAAGAAGAGCTTTATGGAGCCGCGCAGGGTAGAGTTCCTAACTATATTAAGTTAAAAATGAAGCATAACAAAAGACTTACTCCTCAGGAGAAATCCGTGCTTGCTCAAGCGAAGAGAGATGAATATGAAGCTAGAAAAATCGTACAAGCAAAAAGAAGAGCTTCTGGTATATCAAGAGGCGCAGCAGCTTTGATTGATAGGGCAGATTATAATGAATGTTTAGCGAGATTTATTGATGCTTCTCCTGGAGCTGGAGCACATAGATCTCTTATAGGTTTTGATAAAAGAATGAAAGACTTGGATAACTTGAACCTTGAATATGGACCTAGAAAGTTTGAGGGAAGAATGATTAAAAACGAAGGTGATAAGAATAAGCTGAGAGAAGGTTTTGCACGCGCTCGGGCAACTTATTTTAATCAATTTAAAGCTGCAGTGCAAAGAGATCATAATTCAAAAAATAGAATAATATTTGATCATGTTGATCCTAGAGGCTTTAGGGAAAATCCTGATCTTTGCAATATAAAGACTAATATGATTGGTCGACCAACCATCGAAACTTTGTCTGCAGAAGAAAAAGCTGCGGCAGCAAGGTTGGGAATTACTCTGCAGGATAATGTTATGAAAGTAGATGAACAAGGTAATCCTATTTTGAGTCAAGAGCAATTAACTAACGAAAGAAGGCTTGAGGGAACTGGTCCTTTTGATATAACAAGAAAAACTCAAATTATGGAAGGCGCTGGCGCAGGAGGAGCTATAATGACTGAAACTACACTCAATGAAATTCAGACTGCTGCAAACCAAGCTTTTTCACAATTTAATCAAAATAGAGAAAAAATTGAAAAAGAGCAAAAGCAGCAAGATATAGATAAGTATGATACCGATGGCGATGGTAAATTAAGTGATGACGAATTGAGAATTAAAAAGCTAAAAGAATTCTTAGAGAAAAATAAAAGAAGCGCTAGCGCTTCTGGTTTTAAGCCGACGCAAAAATCTGCAGGAATGTCTGCTAAAAGCGGTGCGAAGGGAATAATGAATGAGATGTTTGCCGCTCATAGGGCTGGCTATAAATCACCTTTGAGACCTAATGAAGTTAGTATGGCCAAATTAAGAACTTCTACTGGAAGGGTTGAAAAAAGAACTGTAAATTCAAGGGAGAAAATATTTAGTAGGGGTGGTATGGATTTTGTTGCACCTCCAAGAGACTCAGGAGCTACTGCAAGAAAATATGCTTCAAGCGTAAAATCTGAGTTCGGGTTTGACCCTTATGATGATTCAACTGCTGCCGAAGGTTTTATACCTAGAGCAGCCAATGCTGCGAGTACAGCTCTTCAAACTAATTTGATAACTGGTCCTCTTATAATGGCTCTTCAGAAAGTTTTTAATCAGCAAAAATCATCATCCCAGCAAAGTCAATCTAGTTCTGCTTTTGAAGACATACAATATAGATATGATCCTAAGAAGGATGTGATGCAACCTAGCAATGATCGCGCTTTAAATAAAATGGTCAGAAATTTTGTTGACACTAAGGCTTCAAGAACTGAAGATTCAGAGAGAGTAAATTTTGATGATATAACAAAACCATTTATTGATTCCTTTCAAGTGTGGAAAGAGATTAGTAAAAATGTAAAACAAAGTTTTAATGAAGGGCAAAAGCAATTTGTAGATGGTTTTAAGCAGATTTTTGATTTGCAACAGGAGGCTAATTCGCCCGAGGAAGGATTTGAAAACTTGTTAAAGAAGGTAGATTTAAAGCAGGCTAATCCAATGTCTCCAGCAGTTGATATATTAAAACAGCTTCTCGACTGCTGCAGGAAGGGATCTGCTGAAGAGAAGAGGCTCCAACAAGCTGATCAAAGAAGCTCTTCTCCTGAAGTCAAAAGAGATATTGTAGAACAAAGTAAGTCTAGTATGACTCCTGGACAGAAACTTGTTCAGGATGTAGCAAATGCAAGATTTGAACGGCAGAAAGAAATGGGAGGTATAGATTTAAATTCTTTTGCTAGAACCAATCTTGCTAGAAGTGTTACCGATCTTGATGTTCAGAAAATTGATGATCAAGGTGATCCAGATATTATTGCAGCTAAAAAGAGGTTTCTGGAAGATGATAATTTTAGGCAGGCTAACAAACAAATAGATTGGGACGCATGGGCTAAAGATAAATTTGAGCATTTTCAGGATAGGGGAATTCAAGTAAATCGAGGTAATGTTGACGAATTGCTCGGCAAAGCTCCCGAGGGGACGTTTATGGACCAAGCTATTCAAAAGCAATTACAAAACTTTGAATTTGACCCTGCAAAAATTCCTTCAGCAGACCCACTTAAGCAAGAAGCTGAAGTTATTAAGGATGGAATAACTGCTATAAATCAACCAGATGCAACTGCTCCAAGAGAAGAGGCGCTTGCATTAAGGGGTAACTGCTGTGATGCAATAGAGGACTTTTTAAGGTCTCAAACTCAAACCCCAGACCTTTCTAGCCAACAACAATTTGTTCCTCCTGAGGGTCATACAATTCCTGACTCTATTCCAGATATGGATCAATTAAGATACAAGGTTGATGAAGATGATTTGGAGCCTCAGGTACGAAGGTTCAATAATAGTTTTGAGAGTCCTCCAGTTGATTTCTTAACTCGAAAACCAGAACAAAAGCTTTACAGGTATGAAAGCGACACGTTCAGAAATCAAAGCGCTGCAATGGATTCCTTAAATCCATCTTCCACTTCAATGGGTGTAGATACAACATTTTTAGATGCAATACCTTCTGCCTTAGCTCCTTTAATGGAAGGGTTCACCTCTTTTATAGGAAAAATTGGAGATTTAAGCGATATTCTGCAAACCCCAATTGGCCCCATGATGATGGAGCAGGGTCTCAATGAGCAAGGGGCATTATTTAATAATACTGAAAATGTATTTGAAACAAATAATGATAATTCTTCTGCCGAAATTCAAACTCAAGAAGTAAACCAACCAAGGTTGCAAATTCCAGAAGGATTGGAAGAGATGCTTACCTTAAAAGCTCCTGAAGAAATGCCTGCAGTAGAATTTAATGTAGACAATTTTAATACCGCTATAAGTAGGTTGGAGACTAGTATGGCATCTTTGTCTGAGATAAGATTGTCACCTCCTACTTCGGAAGAATTAAGGCTTGCTATGCCAGATGACTTCTCTTTGCAATTGCAAGCTCCTGAGGATATGCCAACTGTTAATATTGATGTAGAAAAACTTGATGCAGCAGTAAAGGCGCTAAATGAAGCTGTTCAAAATGCAACTTCCGTAACTCACAAGTTTGATCTTAACTTAGATACTTCTGGAATAGTTCAAGTTGTTGCCGATAACGAACAGTTAAGAAAAGGTGTTGAGACTCCTTTGGCAGATTTCAAAAAAGCTATGGAGTCAAGTTTGGAGACAACGCTTGGCTACAGGATCTCTGCAGCAATGAATGATGTGATAAATTTATTAACTGGCGGAGCGAGGTAATATGCCAAATGTAATCACTGAATTAGGATTTTCTATTAACCACGAGCATAGCGCTGGTAGGTTAGTTAAAAGTTTAAAGAGGACCAATGTATCTGTATGGGTTGGAGATGCAGAAGATACAAATTTGGTTTATCTTCCTGATGAAGAAGGCGGTTACAAGGATATAAAATTAGAAGGAAAAACTTACGAAAACGCTAAGATTGTCAGCCATGAAACAGAATTTAGGGATGGTCAACTTTTTTATCTTTATGAGATCGAGCAAAGAATTGAACCGCTAGATTGTAAAATTCTTGGTAATATATTAAACGCTGAGGCAGAATCTTTTTCGCATACTATAACTACAAGCAGGGATGAAGAGTCAGTTTCATACACAAGAACTTTTTCTCTGCAAATCGTTGATTATGATAATTATGTCGCTATCGATGGATCTCCCTCTGGCACTGGCTTAATAGATAAAGCCATCAGCGAAATAAATGAGGCATTTAAAACAGCTCCTGAAGGATTCACTTCGGTTGATGAAGATATTAATGATGTTATTGCAAATGCCGCAATGCCTTGCGAAAATGATAGTGAGGGCAGATACACTAAGGTAAGGTCTGAAAAAATCGATCGAGTTAAATGTTCTGTAGAAATTTCTGAGACGGTAACTAAAAACATTAATGAAAATGATTGCTGTATTGAATCTCAAACAATTACTTTAAGCTGGAGCGAAACAGGTATGGTTACTATTTCCATAAATGGAAGCATTAAAGGTGACTGTGAGAATTTTACAGGATGCGGGGAAAATAGAGAGGTTACTAAAACTAAATATGACTATGCTTTAGAATGTTATGATGAGGCAGCTATTCGACAACAGATAATTGATGAGTATGAAAAACACGCTTTAGAAAATTGCGAAGAGGTTGATGTTTGTCTTGCTTTAAGAATTAATAATACAAGTATAACTCATTGTTATCAAGAAGGGACTATAAATTATAATTTTACAGCTCAAGAGGAAGAGGTTCTTGAGAGGGATAATTCTGCAAGGGTATACATTAATGATAATCTATCAAAAAATGGATGCATAACTAACATTTCGAGGGAGTTTGATATTTCTGCACCTGTTAATAATTCTTTTATAGAAAAAAATCCTGATTATCTTGTGGGAGATTGTTCTCACGTCGAACCAACTAATACGGCTGAAGAAGCGATTGCTCTGGCGAGGGCAGCGCTGAGACAAGTGGCGATTGATAAAAAGCTTGAACCAGATGAAGGTTTTTTTGGCCCGCTTAATTTAAGTATAAATGAATGCCCTTCTCAGGGAACTATAACTGGAACAGTTTCTTTTTCAAATGATCCAAAATTTGATGTATTACCTGCTGAAACAGTTATTAAGAAAAAAGTTAGAGAGACTGTTACTTGCGCAACGGAAATCAGGGATAATAGATATACTTCTCCGTGCGCTTGCCCAGTTATACAAAAACAAGTTATGCGCCCAGGATCAATACAGGAATGCTTAGAAGTGGAGGCGTATCCATGCGCTTCATTAAAAGAATTAAAGGAATCAATAGATATAAGTATTCCAGATAAAGCTGTAGTCGTAGAATCTACAACCAGTTTTACGGTTAATTCTGGCGCGCTCAGTGCAAACAGTTGTGTTTCATACCATACTCAAGAACAATTAAACCAATGTGATAAATGAGAAATAATAAAATACGAGGAAAGTCAAACGAAAAAAAATGGATAACTGAACAAACCCCTTCTTTTGATGGGCACATTCTTGGTACAGAAGATTATTATGTAGATTTTTCGAAAAAAATGGCAGGAGTAATAAACTATCACCCTAAGATGGGCTTTTTCTTACCTACAGACTTAGGCAACCCAGAAGAAATAGAATTCTTAACAGCGAGTTATATTTCAAATATGTATTGGAAACATAGGCCTCAAGGAATTCCAGGGTCTAGACTTTAATTATGACTGGAGAATCATACGGAAGTATAAGTGGGGATGATGCGTTTCAGTATCCTCCCTGCGTTGACTTAGAATTATTTCCTAGCGCTAAACAAGCTCAATGGAATGGTAATGTCATTGCTCCTGACATGGTTCCTCCTACAATTACGGTTAAACAGTTAATTAATAAAGGAAGTTGCTCTGGGCAAGACGCAGGAAAATATGGAACTTTAAGTATAGATGGAATTCTTGCTTGTTGTGATTCTCAGGAAAAAGTAAACGCAAGAGAGGCTTTATTGGAATTATTTTCTGAAGACTGCGGAACTCTTGAAGTTGATGGTAATACTTTTGAACATGTTCGAGTTAAAGGGGTCTCAGTTTCTTCTTCTTCCTACATAACCAATGTATCTTATAGTATCACTCTTGAATGGGTTGATCCTGAATATGGAACGGCGTTTAAAATTGAAAACCCATCTAGTATTATTTCTGCAGATGAGGATGATGAAAAGATAACAGTCTCCCATAATGTTTCTGCCTCCGTGTCAAATTTTGGCGAATGTCCAGATTGTACTTGCGATATAACTGAGGCGACAAAATGGGTTTTGGATAATATATCAGAAGAATGCCCTAAGCCTGCAACAATCAATTTTCCTAAAAACCCAATGTCGGATACTTTGAATTGTCCTAATATTGAAGAATCTGTCGATCTTGCAAATTGCACACACTCAATGACGAAGACGTGGTTTATATATAAAAATGTTGTCGAGCCTGACGATGGAGATGATAATAAAAATGTAACGAGTACTTACTGTAAAACCATCTCTGAGGATAGAGATCAAAGACAAACAATTACCCATTCTGGGACTTTTACATATAATATGTCACCATCTTGTGAAGACCCTCATGACCCTAAGTTTATGAAGGTTCTTGAAGCTCTTTTAGAAAAAAGATTAAATAAATATGAAGGTTATGGCGCAGATGTTGATGAAAGATCTATAACTAAATCTGAAAACCCTCCTTCAATACAGTGGTCTATAACTTTTTTACCTGACCCAGTAGAAGATAAGAGAGGTAAGACTATTGATGAATATTGTTTATCTTCAAGCATTAGTGGTGACGGCATAATATCAATAACTATTAATGGGACATTAAGGGCTAATGAAAATTATCCATTTACAACAGTTTCGAGAAATTGTAAGTGCGAAGCTGTGGAAGAAGCTTGGGATCCAGAAAAATATTTTCCTCTGGCTAATGAGTTTTATTCAAGATTTAGAACTTACTTTTCTGAAGACATGATTAAAATTTTATTAGGCCCATGTTTTGAAAGAGGTTCTCTTAACCCTAATACAGAACAAGAAAACTTGCGAGAGGGAAAAGAAGATTGTTCTAAAAATTATAGTTTTACCTGGTCTGATAAAAAAGAGCTTGATCGTGAATGGGATTACACTGTAAATATTACTGACCCAATTGAGAATGTTTCTATTGAGCCTATGCTAAACCTTGACCAAAGCGGAGAGCCTAAGTTTTGCGTTATTAAAAGTAATAACTTTAATGATGGAAGGTTAAGTATTAGTGGGCAAAAGTCCCAAGATTGTCCTGATGATCCAGAGTGGGATGTTGATTCTGTCGCTCGAACTTTAGCTGAAAATATACTTCCAGGAGTTACATTGATTGAGCTTGATCAGAGATGTACTACTGAAACGAGTCATGAAGTTGGTAAAAAGCACCCAAGTCAATTTTCTAAAAATTATAGATTTGAGCATGAGCTTAGCTGTGTTGATGGAAGAGTTAGTAATGCTAAGGATAGAGAGGGTAGTGACGCAACTGTTTCAAGGAATCAAAACCTTGGTTCGACTAAAATTGATCAAACCAGTCACGCTAAAAAGAAAAGGAGCCTTGATTAATGTATACTAATCCAGAGACTAAAGAAGATATTAACCTTAGGGTGTATTATGATTTTTCTAAAATGAGTAATTATGACTCTGGGTTTATTAAAACTGATGAAAATTTTTCGCAATGTTTAGAAATTATAAAAGAACTTGGCTTTGATTCGACTCCTGCGAGGATTAATAGTGGTCAATTTATTGGGGATAGCTCGAATGTTACTGGGCATTTTGTTGAAACATATAATAGTCTTGGTGCAAATTTTGAGACCTGCGCAGTAGAGATAGAAAATTCATTAAGTTTTGAGCACGGTAACTCGACTATAATTTTTTCTCAATGTAAACATCAAAGAGGTCCAGAGATATTATTTAGTAGTTTTAATGGTGCCGATAAAGGTTTTGAAATAGGCATTAATTCGGCAAATAAACTATTTATGCAATACAAGGAGTCTCATGGCCCGCAAATGGTGACGTTTAATAACATTCCTGACAAAAAGAATATTTATGCCATAACAATAGATGAAGAAATTTCTCAAGTACATATGAGGAGGTGGAATCTTGCTCTTGAGGAATTTGAGTCTAAAATTTTTAATTATGATTCTTGTGAATGTTTTTCGTCATCAGGGTCTAAGTGGTACATAGGTTCTGGGGATTATAAAGGAGATGAGGGTATAAATCTTCAGGATTCTGCATATAAGTATCTTGGGAATATTGATAGATTTATGTACTTTGATGGTAAGATGATTGATGAAGATATAGAAAATATAATTAAATCAACTTATGAGGTTATAAATTATATTCCCGAAACTTCTGGATCGTATGTTGATCAAAGGCCGTCGAATGAGTTTGAAAAGGTTGTTGATTATACTGTTTCTGGGATTACTGGTTATGTTGACGTTATAACTGGGTACGAACAGAGGTCTTCAACTTATCAATATATTACTGGAGATACATTAACTGGCATCGTTAATTCTGGAGATTATTATTATCAGTATGATTCAGATTATTCAAGTAATAATGTTTATGGAAAAATAGAAACTACGGGAATATATAAGGAGGTGCTTGCTGAATCTACGATTTATGATGCTATTACTGGTTTTGTTACTGGATTAAATAGTGATTCTGTTTCATGGTCTGATGAGGGCTTTGCTCCCGAACCAATATATTATCATTCTGGAGTTAGTGGTAAACTTTATGATGTATATAGAGTTACCCCTTTAGTTGGTGAGACTAAAAATTATTTTTCTGATTTTGGTTATTATGAAATGTCTGGAGTACTACCTATTGTAATGCCTGACGGAAATATAGGATATGGCCCTACTTCGTATACTTATCTTGGAGCAAGAGATGACGCTGACGATATTATGGAGACACACATGGGGGTTAATTTATTCTCAGTATCAAATTTTGGAGATATTGATGTTTTTTCTCCATTTGATGGGCATGATGCAATCTCGACCTCTTTAGATTTAGACTATGATGAGGAAAAGATTGCCTTATATATTAATGGTGTTGCTCAAGCTAAAGGAGACATGGTTTTAGATAATGTTAAGTGTAACGACCCTCAGACTCAATCTATTGTAAATGGAGATTATGCTGTTTATTCTCATGATGAAAGATCTACTCCAGGCTTATCAAAAATTTATTATGATGATTATGATCTTAGCTTAATTACGTCTCATCCTATGATAGATATTGTAAAAAATAAAGATTTTAATAATTTTTATTCTACCCCTGGAATTTATAAATTCAATACTTGGTCTGATGATGCCACAACAAAAAACATTAAATCCTTTCCTACTGGTAATTTTAAATTATTTTTTAATGGAAAAAAACTTATATCAGGATCTATGCATGACTACGAAGTTAGGTTTGATTATGGCGAAGGTAAACATTATATAGATATACTGTCTTCTCAGATTTATAATTCTTCTGGGTATTACCATATTGAGCCTGAGTTTTATTTAGACGATGATGCGAATGATTATTCAATTAGGTATAATGAAAATGCCAGCGAGTCAGATAACTATTTTGATTACAATTCTGCGCAACCATTTGTTTACGCTTCTTTTGTATCCTATTTGAATGGAATAAGGATGGACCCTAAATCTTTCGTCTATCATGCTGCTGGCGTGGATTTAATCGAACAGGGTAAAGCTTTCATACTAGAAAGACCTACTAAAATAGTGTATAATAATACAGACTCTTCACCTAATACTAACCAACAAACTGTGGAACTTTTTGAAATACCTAATTACGGGGATAATTGGAGCATTCAGGACGCTTTAACTGAAGCGGGCTTGTTGATGAATTCTGATGGATCTACTAGAGAGCAATCTCCTTATGAGCCCAAGCAGCGTAGGAGTGCTGGAGGCTGGAGTCAAGATAGAAGGAAGCCTCCTCAGCAAATAACTGAAATAACTTATGATGATTTATAATGGCCTCAAACATCAAAAGTAATTGTATATATCCAGAATCTTTATTTGGCGCAATCCCTTATGAAATAAATTTCACAGGAGGTTTTGGAGGAAGACCTGGCACTCACACCGTTTCTTATGTAAATAAAGACGGCAATTATAATGCATCAATCAATAATATCAACCTAAATCAAGGTATGGAGGTCGGGATAACGGGCTTTACTAGAAATCAAGTTTTAGTTCAATTCGATATTAATAATACTGTTGGTGGTAAAGTTTTAACTGCTCATTTTGAGGATAAAGCTTTTATTGATTTGCAAAGGCATTTAATTATTAATAGGCAATTAATTCAAAGAGGTCAAAGATATACTTGGATGGTTGGAGATCATTTGTCAAGCAGTTGCGTTTCGGTTTATGGCACATTGTACCACATTGCGCCTGGTGCGCCAAATAGAAGGGATTTGGATACAGTAAGGCTTGGTCCTGCTCCAGTAGTATATCAAGGTGGAGATGCTGGTAACGATTATAAAAAACTTGGTAGCGAGTTTACTGCATATTCTGCATCCAGTATTGCTAATGATAGTAAGATTAATCATTTATTAGGCGCTGGATTGAAAAGTTTGTTAAGAGAACAGAATAATACAAAACTTTTATTTCTAGAAATGACTGGTAATGCCTTATCTGTAATAACTACAATCGCTGGTAAATGTGGGTGGTTTTTATTTGCAAATAACTCAGGTCAGCTTGATGGCTTGAGTGAGCTTCCTAGAATACCAAAAGATGCCGCAAAAAAAGTTGGTAGTAGATGTAATGTTACAGCAATTAAAGAAACTGTTAATATAAGAAATACATTTGAACAGGGGGCTTGGGCGACATGGAAACATGACGATTTTTTCCTTGGAGAATTTACAGGCACATTTTTAGCTATAGACCTATTAGGTTTGCCTTTGCCTGTTTGTGACCCACTTAATCCAAAAAATGAAAAACCTAAAACCAGAAAAGAAGCTGAAGATTTAGAGGCTGAAGATAAAGGTAATGCTGGAAACGGAGATGGGTCTGATGAGGTTGTCGAGGGCACCCAGAATTCTCAATTTGTGTCGATGTATCAGCCAAATATGACAAAAGAATATGTGAGTCAATTAAAAAGATTATTAAAGATCGCGATACTTGATGAAATTTGGCAAAATTGGGATGGGCTACCTACTTACATACATATAAAAAGATTAAGAGAGTCTAAGGCTAATGGCATAATTAAAACTTTTAGCCCTCAAGCTTTGAAAGATCATATGCAGGAGGGTGGTAATGCAAAGAATATCAGAATGGATTGTCAGGAGAGCGCTCCGTTACCTGTTAAAGCTGGCGATAAGGAAAAAATAACTCAAAATATTCCTGTTAATTTACTTTTTCCATGTGTTAGGCCAGCTGTATTAAATTTTGGGGCATTTGGTAATATTACTGAAGGACAGTTTGTTAAAGCTTTAATGAATGATGGTTCAAATCAAAACCAAGAAATTACCGTTCCTCCAGGAGGTGGTAGGCAAATATTGGTTCTTGATGCAGGTTTTAATGTTAACTGCAAAGATGTAAAGGGTGGAGGTTCAAAGCCTCAGCCAGACAAAGCAGTGAGGCCTAATTTTGCAAGTGAGGTTGGTGGTGGCCAATGGTCTTCTGGTTCTGCAGCAGATAGGGCAGAAATGTTAAGTTCTTTAGCTAGAACAATAGGTAGATTTTGGGCCTTAAGTGGGGCTGGTGGAGGTGGTGGCGGAGGAGCTTCGTTAATGACTGAACGTCAACATAATCACAGGGATTATTCTTTACCCCATGGAAGGTTGTATTGGTATGATAAAAGATTATCAGTAAGAAATACTGTATTTGCTCCAATTTATGAAAAAATATACGGAGACCGACTAAAAGAATGGGAGTTGGCAGGAGGTATAAGGAGAGTTGGTGCTCCAGAAGAAGAAGCTGACAGGGCTGAAGTAATAGCTGCAGGAGGAGAGTGGGAAGATGAATTTGATCAAGTTTTTGATTTAAGTGTGACGCAATTTTTACACCTCGCGTCTAAGTTAAAATTTATAGCATTAGATAAGGGGAATGATGTTCCAGAATTACAAGCCGAAGAAGAAGAAGCTTTTAAAAATGGAAATGGAATGGATAATGATGAAATAGCTGAAGAAAATGAAAATAATAAACTGCTTTGTAGGGGTTTTGAACCTAAGGGTATAGTTATTTGGGATTCTGATGAAAAAGAATACGAATTACCTTTGGCTAATAAATGGCTTTCTTCTATGGCTGGAGGCGTTGAAAGCAAAGTAGAAAAAACTGGTAATGACGTAGTTAGGTTTTCTATGCAGCAAGCAACACTGGGAATTATTATGAATCCAGTCTTGCATGAAAAAAATCATGATCCCGCCCAAGAGTCTGACCCTGATCAAGTTGATTTTTCTTTGGATAATTTAATTTTAAATCAAGATCTCGAATGGATTGGGGAAAGAAGGGTTAAAAATCTTAAGTTCGAAGCAAAAGTTTCTAGGTTTTTTTATCAGGATTATAAAGATATGCCTCATTGCGACTCGCAGGTTTATAAATTTCAGTTTGCGCATACCGATATGAGTGGTAGGATTTTATGGAGAACACTTGATTGTTATGGTAATATTGTTGACTGGAGATCTAGGACTGATGGTTATAATCCGAATTATGTTAATCAAGTTTTAGGCAATACTGTGAGAGAGATGGTTAATGAGGAGTTAGATCCAGATAGCTCGTATACTATTACTACTTGCGGGGAATCTTCTCCAGTTCTTCCAACAGTGGAGGGCGGACTGCAGTCTTATACTCTTTCTATTGCTGCAGATGGTACTGTAGGTACTACATTTTCATTAAGTAGAGAAGCGATCAGGGGTGCTCAAAATTATTTAGCTAATGTTGCAGTTAATCATGAACTGATTCAAGGCACACTTATGAATCAAGATGGAGTAATGACCTCTGCAAGTTCAGAAAATTTAGAAACCTATAATTCGTTTATAGCTTCGCAAAAAAGTTCTCAAATGGGAACTAATTTTCACTTAGGAACTTGGTATAGAGGTAAAGGAGTAATGGAGTGATAAATGGGATTATATTATCGATTTTTTAACCAGCCTGCCTCTGGAGACTTTGTTAACTATAATATAGATCTTGGTCCTTATAGAGAGGGTAATTTGGAAAAACTTGGTTTTGGTTTTGCAAATATACCTACTGGAGAATTAGGCAGAATTACGGAAACGGGTATTGCTGAGTTTGCAACTGGAGCTTTTGATGACTACTTAAGAGGAGACCCTTATGATCATGTTTTTGGAGATGATTTTGAAGATGGCTCTGATGTTGACCCAATGAAAGGGGTGTTTTATCTTACTGGCGATATAAATAAAGTTGATTTTATTACTAGTTTTACTGGATCTAATTCAAGAATGTATGATCAAGATAATAATTTATTTTATTCTTATGGCGATTTATTCCAGAATCCATTTGCATTGCAAGGTAATATTCATGAATTCTATCAAAACTATTCTGTTAATAATTTGCCTGTTAACTCAAATGTATCAAGAGGTTGTGGGAATAATATAAGTGGATTTTATTATACAGAAGAGGCTCTTCAATATCAGGTCAGTGTGAGAGATTCGACTAATCCAAAAAAATGGGAACCTAGCCTAACTGGCTCTGCTCAAGAGTTGATGCAGTTTGATGCGTCAATTTATTCTTCGTTTGAATTCTCTGAAAATAATGCATATCAATTTTCAGAACCAGGGGTAAATTTATGGAAGAGTGTGAATGGTGGAAATGAATTTGAAAAATGGGAAGGTGGCGATTCGACACTTAGCGCCCTAGAAGGTTCAATCGAAGCAGGTTATGACGTCTTGCCTTTATTGAATGGTAATCAAGATAGTCTGGCATGTAAAGATGTTTTGTATTTTAGCCGCTTTCCTTATCTTAAGATGGATCTGGAAGATTTTAATGGTAGTTCGAATTTTGCTATAATTGCTGCTGCATCATTTGACGAAGGCAGTAAAAACCGAACTTTATTAAGCTACGGAGCAAATGGAGTTAAAGGCTCTTTTAATTTGCATTTTGATGGTAATGTTGAGTATAATAAAACAAGTGGGGGCTCTTTTTCTTACGAAGCAAACGAAGCGGAGGCAGGATTAACAAATATATATACTTTTCTTTTTAATGTAGAAGGTATGGGAGCATCAACAGAAACTAAAAAAGATTTTATATCATATTTAAATGGTAAGAAAACAAACCAGTTAAATGATTGGTTTTTTGATTTTGACGCTGCTGACTTGCCGCCCGATAATTCTACATTTAGATTAACTGCAGGATACAACGGAGGTTTTGATGCAGCGGGTTATATAGCTGAGTTAATTATTCTTCCGAATATTGCAAATATAGGAGAATTTTATATAGATGCTATTGACAGGCAACTGGATTTAGTTAAGACTATCGAAGGTTATTTAGCTCATAAATGGAATGTAGCAGAAAGATTTTGGATTAACCACCCTTTTAAAAAGGGTTATCCTGCAGTTTTTGAAAGTGGTCTAAAGGGTGGGCCTCTTGAATTCCTGCATTCAGCTATGGCCTCTAATAATACTCATTATTGATTAGTGTCGGGAACATTCCTAACATCTTCATATTTTAATTCTCTAATCACATCATGAAGAATTCGAGAGTATTTGTTTTTCATTTTTCTTCTCTTGCAGGCGCTACAGCCTCCCCCTCCTAGAGATTCCAGAAAGTCGGCGTGTAATTTTTCGCACTGATCGAAGGATAGATATTTGCAGCCATTTGCAAAAAATTGGTTTGTTACTTTATATATGTCGTTATTGTCCATCGTCAAAATGTTTAAAGAATAAAAAAATCATAAGCGGCCAGCTAAACCCGCATGAGGGTATAAACCAAGGGTTTAGATTATTTACGTCAACCATTAGACAGGCGATTAAGATAGATACCCAAAAACCTAGACATAATGGGCAAAATAAAAATTCAGAAAGGGTTGGGTATTTTTCCGCAATGCAGTTCGCTAATTGATCTACATCTTCAATATCTCGACCCTTAAAAAACCCTCCAAGTAAATGAATACTAATATATGAAAAATTCCATATAATTATAATTCCAGAAGATACTAATCCTCCAATTATATAATAAATTATTAAATCTAACATTGTTTATAATAAATGTTGTGAAGTAAAAATCTACTTTTCTGTTACGAAATTTTGTTTACCTACTGTTTGCCAGAATTTTTCATTTTTTTCAAATTGATCTTGTGATTTTTCTGGAATTCTGAAATTTGCAAAACCTTTTCTAACTCCTGATATTGTTAGGTTTATATTTGCTTTTCTGAATAATTTTTCACCTTCTAGATTTGTTTTTACGATTATTTTATTTTCTTTTATGAAGCCGCAAAGTGTTATTGCTACGTCGGCAGTGTGTGATATTAGCTTAATAGAATCTTTTTCGCAGGATTCAATAAATATTGGGTCAATTTCAATTTCACTTGTTTGTGAGTTTTTTAAATATTTTAAATTATTAATAGATATAACATCGAAAAATAAAACTTCAGGAGCTTCAACACAAGCCAGCGCTCTAAATCCATAAGATTCAGTACTTACTATGCATGATTTTGGTCCTGGAGGACCTTGATCTCCTTGTGCGCCTGGATCTCCTTGTGGGCCTGGGGGTCCTTCTGGTCCTTGTGGTCCAGTAGATCCTCCCGCGGGCCCTTGAGGTCCTTCAGGCCCTGCAGGTCCTTGGGGACCAGTTGCTCCTTGAGGTCCAGCACCTCCTGGAGGTCCTTGTGGTCCTTCTGGTCCTTCTCCTCCTTGTGGGCCGCTAGGTCCTTGATTTCCATCAGGCCCTTTGTTGCCTTCTGGTCCTTGTGGTCCTTGCGGGCCGCTAGGTCCTGCTGGCCCTTGTGGGCCTTCTGGCCCTTGTGGTCCTTCT